GCAACGGGGCGAGATCGCGACGGCGGACAGTTTGCGCTACCTTGCGGACCAGGGCATCGAGAACAGTCGCGACGCGCTCAAGGCCACCGAGCAGATGACGGTGGCGCTGCAGCATCTCGACCAGAGCACGCTCACCGTGGGGGCGACCGGGGGGAAGGGCGCGGCCGTGCTCACGTCCCCACATACGGATCTCCCGCTCCTCACGGCGACCGGCCCCGTGGACGCCCAGGGCGTGTGGCATCCGCAGATCGACGGCTTTGCGATTGGGACGCCGGCGCAACAACAACTCATGACGAAGTTCACGGACCCCACCGTGATCGCCCGCCTCAAAGCCAACGGGATCCGGGGGTTTGCGCCCACGTTCTCCGTGACCGCGCCCCCCAATCCGAATGCCCGGCCTGCGCCCCCACAGACGACGCAGGAAATTCCGAGCATGGAGGAGATCGAGGCCTCCCCCGCGTTTCAGCAGCTGCCGCCCGACCAGCAGCAGCTCGTGCGCGAGCGCTACTTCGATACCCACATGGCCATGACCCCCGCCGTCAAAGAGGCCGTGCGGCAGAATCCCGGGGTCTATGGCCCGCTCAAGCAGAGCATCACCCAGACGGTGCAAGGCGCGCTGTCTGGGCTGCCCGATGAGCCGATGTCCAATCTGGTCCGTCAGCTGGCAGGCGGGGTCGCCTCGGTCGCGGAACTCACCGCTGCGGCTGCCAAGGGGGCGACTGCGGGCCTGCTCCCAGGGGCAGGGGCGCAAGCCGCCCTTGGCGCTGCGGCAGGAGACCATCCGATTGTCGAGGGGCTCGCCCGTGGGGGGACCGATCTCGCCGTTGGTTCCGCGATTGGCATGCCGATCATTGGCAGTGGGCTCATGGAAGGAGCGCGTCGGATTACGGATCCAGGGGCGCAGGGCTACCCGGTCTACACCAATGCGGCGGACCTCGTCAAAGAGAGTGTGCCGCTGGTCGGTGCCGAGCCCACGTCGCGCGCGGCCTACATTGCGCGGGGCGCGCTGGGCGCAGGCCTCATGAATCTCGTCGGCCCGCATGTGATTGAAGGAGCAGCCATCGCCGCCAAGACGCTGGGCGGCCCCGTCGCGAGGGTCGCCGGACGCGTGCTGGCCGCACCGGCCCGCAAGTTCGCGCAGCTCACCGGTCCGTATGCCCGCATGATCCGTGATCTGGTGAAGAACCTCACGGTCAAAGGCAGCTGGACGGGGGAAGAACTCACCCAGCTGCAGAAAGCGGCGGCGGCCTCCAACTCCTCGGAAGGCTACTGGCTCGCCGAGAAATCCCTGGAGGGACTCCCCGATATTCGCGTCATGGCGAGTGGCACGCGCGGGGCACCCACCAAACTGCGGGTGACGTTACGTGATGGCCGCATCATCGATCCCAAGGAGTTCTCCAAAGAGTTCGGGGAGGAGATGGAGAAAGTCCTCGCCGATCCGATGTACGTGCCAAAGTTTGGGGATCAGCCATTCATACGGAATATCTCTGCCGTTGAAGGGACGCAGCCCCAGATCAACGCCCTCTTTAAGACCAACGGCATGCAGCACCTGACCGTCGAAACCAATTACGCGGTCAAGGGCGTGAAGATGCGGGCGCGTGGGGATCTGGTGCAAGTGTATGGGCCTGGGGTGCCCACCCAGACGTTTGATTCGTGGAAGGCAGCGCGCCGCTATGTGGACAGTCTGCCGGCATCCCCCACCAGTATGGAAGATGCGGCCTATAAACTGGTCTGGTCGGAGGGACAGAACCCGTACTATGCGGTTAGTCGCATGGAGCGGCTGGCGGTGGAGAAAGCCGAGGGGGAGATCCCCGAGGTGCAGCAGTTCCCGGAGATCGGCGCCCGCCTCACTGTCAAGGGACAGATTCCCAAGACCCGCATGATGGAGGTCGAACTCATCACCAAGATCCCGCTCTACACCAAGGCGTGGGTGCCGATCGAGGCTGGGCTGGCGCGGCAGAAAGCGTTCATGGCGCCCTACCTCGCGCAGTTGGAAGAGATGTTTCCGCGCCGCTCGGTGCTTGGCCAGTGGCGGCGCAAGTACACGGCGCCCGGCGCCGAGGCGCAGGAGAACAATGCGCGCGCGGGCTACACCTATCTCATGGAAACCCAGCCGGGCTCCCAGCAATGGGACAAGGTGATCCGCGACTACAAGCTCAACCCCGAGACGGGCAAGAAGCTACGCGCTTGGTTTGAGGAGCTGTTGCCCAAATTCGGGCTCGAGACCGAGGAGTTCCTGCAGGAGACGCTGCCCCGCATCCAGCAGTTTGGGCTCTATGAAGCCTATCCCTCGGGGCAGATTCCCAAGAGTGCCTACTTCTTTGCCAAGAACGTGGCGGAGGGGACACTGCCGCTCTCGATGCGGGAGCCCGACATGGGACTCATTAGCCATGCGCTCTTACAGCAAGGGTCGTTCTCCAAGTTTGTCGGGAGAGCCTGGGAGGAGGCGGCTACCCTCGCCAATGGCAGTCAGGCCAAGCTCAATGCCCATGCCAAGCTGACGATCGATACCTATCTGCGCGCGGTGAAAGGCTGGGGCCCGGAATCCGACAAGACCTTTATGAATGCCATGGGCCAGGCGACCAAGCGGCTCCTCGCTGTGCCGGGCGAGGTGTCGACGGCGGATGCGGAGCAGCTGGGCAAGCAACTCTATTTTGAACTTTACGCCTACCAAGCCGGTGGGTTCTATGCCTTCCGTCCCTCGAGTGTGACCAAGCAATTCTTCTCCTTGTTTCAAACCATCTATCCCCGCTTCGGGGAGCGGGCCACCTACGAAGGCGTCAAGGATGTCCTTCTGGGGAGACATGCCGATGTCCTCAAAAAGGCGGGCGTCTACGCCCAGGAGTTCAATCAGGAAGGGGGCGTGCTGGCCCGCGGGACGGGCATGGTCAACGCCGCCGATATGAAGTTGCGTGAGATGGCCGGCCTGGCCCAACGCTATAGCTATAACAAAGCACTGCCGGAATTTCTCGCGACCAAGAACGAGGCCAAGTTTCTCAAGGACAGCCGCGTCGGGCTCATGCATCCCGTCGAGCAGCAGCGGATCCTCGACTACATCCGCCAGGGGCAGGCCCGGGCGGGGGAATCCGTGGCGATCAAGTCCGCGGTCGATGAAACCAACTTTGACTACTCGCCCCAAAACCGGCCCCCGATCCTCATGGCCGGGGTGGGTGGCCGCTTGTTCGGGCAGTTCGGTGTCTATCCGTTTAACTATGCCCATTACCTGGCGCGCGGACTCACGCGTGGTGACCTCGCGGATCGGGCCGCGTGGCTCGCCCGGTGGACGGGGTCCAACTACCTCATGCAGGAGACGTTCAAAGGGGTGTTCGGCGCCGATGCGACCAACTACCTCTGGCATTACCCGGTGTGGTTTCATGGCGGGCCCATGTGGGATGTCGTGACCTCGGTCCCTGCGTCCATCTTTGCTCGTGGGCAGGAACGCAGCAAAGCGCAGAAGACGATACTGGGGGCACCGCTGACCTTTGTCCCTGGACACTCCGAGGCGGGGGACGTCGTCGATGCCTTCTCTGCCCCGACCGCGCAGGACTTTATCCGTGAGATGGCGCTAGCGTTGCCGACCGATGCCGAGCATAAGAAGCTGCTAGATTGGTACAAAAAACATTAAGGAGGATGCTATGGCCTTTAATGCACATGACTTTGTCGATGCCTGGCGCTCAGGGCGCGAGCTCAAGGGCAAGAACGTCGATCAACTGATCAAGGAGATGGAGAAGACGGTCAACTCCCAGGAAGGGTTTCATCCGGACGAAGAGCAGTGGCAGGCGATCCGCGCAGAGACCCAGCGGATGACCACGCAGGACGCCCCTGCACCGCAGCCGTTTCAGGATCGCACGACGGCGCGTCCCGCTGCTGCGCCCCCGCACTCGGGCTCGTCGGATGTGGGTGCGCCCCGCCCGACCGTGCCCCCGGGCCCACAGCAGACCGGCTCGGTCGATGTCCAGAAGGAGGCCCGGCAGAAGCCGGTCGCGGACGATCCCAAGCATCCCGAGACGGAGAAGCAAGGCGCACCGGGGGAGCGGGCCGGCAGGAAACCTTAGCGCTGTCGCGTGCGCACCGCGGCGGCGACGACGTGGAACCTGCGGAGCAGCTGGAGCGTATCGAGGAGATCTTGGGTCTCCTCGGGTCCGAGGCCGTCCATCTCCGCCTCGGTAATCAGGCGCATCTGCCACTCTGGGGTGACGATCAGGATCTCCCCGCAGCGCATACACAGCGAGACGTCGCCGGGTTTGGGCTGCACGTCCCGGACGGCGGACATGGAGTCGATGATGGTATGACACGACGGGCACGCGGAGGGGGGAATGTCTGTCGTATGCAGTGCTGACTTCATGCGTCCTCCTCTGTGGTACGGCTCCCGTTATTGGGCAGCCCATAGACGCGGCCCATCGGGGTGATGAACTCGGTGATCCGCCCGGCGGCGATGAGTCCCTTGAGCGTCTCGTCCACCATGCGGGCGTTCATGAAGGACAGCGCCGCCCGCAACAGATGGGCATGGGGGAGTCCCTCCTTGGCCGCCGTGATGATGGCCAGCAGTCGTTGACTCTCTCGCCCGGCGGCACTGAGGTTGATTTGCTTAAGCGCACTGGGCATGTCCGGCTCGATCACGCGCAGGATCTGATAGGCCTGGGACAGCAGACGCGGGGTCAGGACCAAGGGCAGCTGATCGGCGATCGCGAGCAGCATGGCCACCCGCAACAAGTGATCAGGCCGGCGTTCGTAATACCCGTTGAGACGCAGATCCTCGAAGTCCGTCGTGTCGCGGTTGCGTCGGTACCACGCCTCGTACCAGATCAGGCCATCAGGGGAGAACGTGAACGCGCCCCCGCTCTGACGCACGCTGGTGAGGAATCGTTTCAACTCCTCGCGCAACGCCTCGTCTTGCTCCACTGGCAACGGGTACGAGCGCAGCGTTTGCTCTTGCACGACAAATATGATGCGTGCTAGAAAGCCACCTGTGTAGGCTCGCTGCGGGATGGCTTCCCCGAGCCATTCCGCGGTGCTACATGCGAGGAGCACCAGACAGACGTTGAGGAGCTCCACCTTCCCACCCCCGCGGGTTGCGTAACTCCAGCTGTCTGGTGCGTCCGCAAAGTCGGTGAGCAGGTCGATGAGTCCCTCGTTATAGCTCTGCTTGCCCAGCAAGACGGTCAGCTCTGAGCTATACAGAAACGCCTCGGAGTTCTTCTGCGTTTTGGATCCCGTCACGCGTGCGGTCTCGAGGCGGTAGATCAATTCCTCTGGGGTGATCTTGGTGGAGAGGATCCGCACACTCGACCCGTGCAGCATCTCGGTGCCAATGCGCGTAGTAAAGGACTTGCGGCACGCCCCGGTCGGCGCCACCAACACGCAGTAGAGGTTGGGGTAGACTTTGTAGTACCCTTTGTTGATCCAGTAGCGCCGCCCCACGGACGCTGAGAGGATGGAGAGGGCGGTCCAAAACTGAAAACGCAGTGGGCCTTCGTGGCTGGCCGTCCAATCACAATACTTGCGCAGATAGCCGGTCTCGGGCAGCCAGGGTTCATGGTCGATGATCTCTGTCATGTCTCCTCCGTGGTAAAGAGCGCGAGCAGGGTGCGGATCGCGAGGTTGGATTTAATCATGCCCGGCGTAAAGCGGAACACGCGGTAGCCCAGGAGCGCCGCGGCGTTGAGCTTCTCAGCGTCCTTCTCAAAGCCCACGCCACGCGTGTGTCGGCCTTTGGTGAAGACGGCCCCATCGACCTCGACCAGGATCTTGTGGTCGGGCCAGGCCAGGTCGGCGCGCCACTTCCGCGTGGGCGAGAACTCCAACTCGGCCTCCCATGGGGGGATGGGGGGCATGTGGTGCGCCATCTGCAGGAGGAGATAGCTCATGGCCGAGGAGGTTTGGACAGGCAGACGCAGCGGGTTGCTGCGTGCCTGGGCCAGCCACAACTGCAAGTCTTCCTCGGTCTTGAACCGGATCATCCTTCACTCCGCTCCTGGGCCACCCGCTTGCGTAGTTGCTCGTCGTGCTTGTCCTGTTTACGCTTGAATCTGATTTGTTGCTTGACAAGTCGGTTAATACAACCAGAACACACGGGCTCGCCGTCATAGTAATCAGAATACCGGGGCTCAGTAGCAATGGGAGCACGACAGAGATAGCAATACACCATCGGGGTCTCCTATCGGGCGGGGTACGGCCCACGGTAGTTGGGTGGGAAGGGACCGTTCCCTGGGGTCGGCATGTACATCCGCAGCGGGCCTGCCGTGGGAGCCTGCAGCGACGTTGCTTGCGGAGTCAGCGGGACCGCGTGCGTATTGATCCAGTCCCCGTTGGCGTTATACGCCTGGACCAGCACGTTGAGCAGCACCCCATTGGTGAGCCCGTTGATGGTGTACGTGCGTGCCGATGCCGGGAGGTTATCCTGCCGTAAGGTCCACGGGCCTTCTTGCTGGGGAGAAGACCAGACTCGGTAGCCGGAGGCGTCGGCAGCGGTCCCCCAGGTAATCGTCAGGGCGCCCCAGCTCGGCCTGGCGGCGGTGATCATGAACCCCCCAGGGTGGGGCATGGGTGTCCTCATCACAATCGGTGGGCTGCCCCCAAGCCCCGTTGCATTTCGGCCCCGCAAGGTGAAGTAGACGGGAACGTTGTTTTGCAGATGCGTCATGGTGTAGACCAACCCCTGGGCGTTGCCCTGGTAGTTGCTCACAATGAGTGTACAATTCCCGACCGCATTGGGACAGCGGTAGAGATCGTAGCCACTGGCATTCGCTGCTGGCATCCACTCGAATCGCACCCACCCGCTGTCGGAGGAGTAGTTCGGACGGAACGGGAGGATCGTGGGAATACCGGGCAGGGGCAGGAACGCGCCGGTGGAGGATTCACTGAAGGGAGAGAATCCGTTATCGCTCTCTTGGGGAACGGATTGTCGTGTGCCCGGCGTGCCGGGCGGATTACCAATGCGTGTCATAGGCCATTCTCCTTGTGCTTCCGGGGTAGTGAGTCTTCCCGTCGTGGAATCAGGATAGGTGGTGCCGTTAAAGAGGATGTACTGAAAACACCGATGCCCATCCGGGGAGGAGTTGGGGTAGTTCGGGTTGTCGAGCCGCCACGTCGTGTGCCCACTGCCAGAGATCCACCCACTCAGCGTCCATGTCCCACACCGTCCGTTCACCCGCGTGCTGCGATTGGTGTTGACCGTGCCGGAGATCCGCATGTCTTGGACCCCGGGGCGGTCCGTCTGATGCATGTCCTGCTGGATGGCGAGTGGCGCTTGCCAGAGCGCCGTCATGTTATTGCAGTCCAAGCCGATCGCGTAGGAGGTCGCCGCTGCAGACCGCCGATCCTGACACATGCCGTGCTCGCCCAAATGTGTCGCCGCCATACATACGTCGTAGTGAAAGCACTCGTACGTGACGATGTTGGCAATGCGGTTGGTAATGTACTCGCACGTCCCCAGCCCCCCTTGGTTGGCGTAACTCACATGATGTTTATAGTCCGCACAGGTGTAGCCGCCGTGGCCGTCACTGTAGCGCCAGCTCGTTTGCGGACAGTTCGAGAGAGGCAGCGTCGGATAGCTGGGCGCGGATTGTCCAGGCTGCCACGTGTCGGCGAACTCCGCCGTCTCGTCAGCGCCGAGGTGCCAGCAGAATTGCGTACTCTGGGCGAGGGCGGATGGTGCATAGAACAGCAGAAGAAATATGATAGCATACATCGGCATAGTTCCTTTTCGTGGTTGTTACGCGGGGGGTATCTCCAGAGCCCCCCGCGACGTTTCGTACCCTTACACACTCCTCTTCCAGCGCACCCAGACGAGACCAAGCAACCCGCTCGCGACCATGATGAGCGTGCTTGGCTCGGGGGTCACCATAGTGGTAGCTGCCGAGAGCTGGATCGGGCTCTGCCCTGGCCCCGTCACGACAGTGGCTGCGTTCGTGCTGAGTAACTGCGTGCGAAAATCGGTGAGCCCATTGTGGACATGCGCGTCCAGCAGCGCCTGAAAGAACACGGCCCCTAACCAGTTCCCGTCCGCATCCAGACTGTTGGCAATGAGCGGCGGATTGCCCGTGGTAGAGAGCGGGAGGATCGCCACCGACAACCGCGCATGTTCCGGGTCAATGACCCCGCCCAAGATGGACACGGTAAAGGACAGCGCCGTGCCCGGCTGAAAGGCCTGCAGGTAGGTGGGCGTCTCCGGTCCGGAGTTGACGTTCACGTCGGTGGGCAAGACCCCGACGGCGTTGAAGCGATCATAGGGGCCGACCTCCATGCCGCCGTGAAAGTTCCAGTCGATGATGTCGGTGGCGAATCCGCCCTCCCCGACCCCGGTGGCAGGATCGTGGTCGAGGCGGATGCCGATGGCAAACGGCGTGCCCGCCGCCAGCAGTGGTTGGGTATCAAGCGTCACATAGTAATTGATCAGCGGCACGGCCCACGCGGGCTGGGCCATCAACAGAAAAAACAAACAGAGAGTGAGCATAGGGTCCTTTCGTGGGTTAGAAGGGGATGTCGGTGATGGCGGCATGGATGCCGTCCCAGAGCTGGGCACGGATACCGAGGGCAGCTTCCAGGCCCGTCCGGATCAGGTCCAGGCGGGCGAGGTAGACCGTTATCATCTCATCCATCGTCGTGATCCAGGGGGTCTCCTGGCAGTGGGAGTAGAGAATCCCCAGCGCGGCCGGCAGGGGAGCGACCTTCATGGAGGTCGTATGGTAGTCCACAAAGGCGTCGACCGCGGGCAGGATGTCGAGGTCGTCGCGGACATCGGCGATCCCGTACGTGATGGGCACGAACCCGGGCGGGAGCAGCAGGCGCTCAGGGGCCGTGGTCTCCACCAGATGGTCGAAGATCTCCCGCTCGGTGACCGGGAGCCGCACCCGGAGCAGGGCAAAGTAGAGCGGGGCCGTGCCGATCGCGTGCAGGTAATGCGTGGCAAAGATCTCCCAGGCGTCAGCATCCGTGGGATGCGTGCGCAGATGCGCAAACAGCGGGTGCTGATTGGCCCGGTGCGCAGCCATCAAGTCGGTGAGTTCGGTCATGGCACGTCATCCTGATTGGCCCGGCACCACTCCAGAATGGTGTCGAGTTTATCCACCGGGATGGAGAAGCGATCGGCCCAGCCCTGTCTTTTCAGGTACGCCTTGAACACCCGCTCCGGGATATGGCACATCTCCGCCACCTCCTTGAGCTCGTTCCATTGCTTGAGGGTGAGCATGCCCTCCTGCTTGGGCATGGTGGTGAGTGGCCGATCTGGTGGCGCGGCCGGGATCGGCTGCTCCGTCTGCGCATGGATCTGCTCGAGCCACTCCAGCACGCCGTTCACCTGTCCCTGCTTGAGATCCATGATGTCCCTGACGCCATACGTGGCCTGCAGATGGGCGAGGAGGAGGGGCTCCGTGATTTTCTCCCGGCGGATCGCCAACTGCAGCAGCTCGAGCTGGCCTTTGGTCAGCAGCTTACTCTCCCGTGCCAGCGGCGGAGAGGCAGACGGCGGGCCACTCGGTAGCGTGACAGGCTCACCGCCAAGCCCAGGCGTCGGAGGCAGAGGCACCACGGGCTGAAGCTCACTTGGTGTGAGATCCTCCATGTCCTGGGTGAAGATGTCGCTGGCCGCGGTCGCCGTGAGCGTGGCATCGACCAAGGCCCTTTTTTTGGCCATCTTGAGGATCGTATTGTAGATGTCCGCCAGGTCCGGGTTCTCGACGCGGCCCACCGGCTGCTCGGTGATCTGCTCATCGCGGTCGGCAAACTTGGCACCGCATCCCCCTTTCTTGGCAAAGCACAGCCACCCGCCGCCGTACTCCGCCTTGCCTTTGATGATCGTCGCCTTGCCACAGTGCGGGCACAGCCGTTCACTTTGCCGGTAGCGGTACTTGGCTTCTCGTGTCGAGCACGAGCCGATGCCCTCGCCGAACACGCGCCCCGTCGGGATATGCACGAGCGTACATTTCACCTGATACTCGCGATGCCCGTCGGCCAGCTCAATCCGCTCGACATTGAGCAGCGGCGCCAGGCGGAAGGTGACGATCAGTTTCTCGGCGCCTGGCTTCAAGAGCGTGGGCTTTTGCGTGCCGGGGATCACGCCATAGTGAAAGCCCTCTTGCATCACGGCTTCCATCACCTGCTGGATGAGGGTCACCTGGGCTTTGATGTCACTGGCCGTCAACGGTTTGCTGTCTAGCGGCTCACTGACGGTGACTGCCGTGACGGGGGTGATAGTACCATTCTCGTCTGTCATACGGTCTCCTTTTCGGTGGCGCGTCGCAGGCTTTGCAAGACGAGCCGTTGTGTGGTGGTGAGGGGGCGACGCAGGATCTTCGGGAACACAAAGCCAGCGCTCTCCAGCTCCGAGATCGTCATGGCCAGGAATGCGCGCTTGTCCAGCGTGCTCTGTGGGGTTTTCGTGGATTTTTTCATTCGTCTCCTCCTTCCCAGGATTCACGGGTACAGTGCTGCGTGATCGCCGCCTGAATCCGGTAGTTAATGCCTCGATGGTCGGGCAGTTCCAGATACGTGTCGAGCACCGGCGTGTGTTCACAGAAGAGCTTGAGATACTCCGTGGTGTGGGTGTTGATGAACACCTGCACCTCTCTGGCTGTGAGCTGACGCACCTGCTGATAGTCGCCGGTCCACGTCTTATGGGTGATGTCACACACCCGGTGGTAGCGGTGGATCGTCAGCTCGCGGCTGTTGCTGGCTTTGCCCATTAGGCCGCGTGCTCTTCCGCGGCGGACTCGGGCGTTGCGCCCCGCGTGCGCGCCAGCTCGGCTTCGAGCGCCTCAATCCGCTGCTTATCCGCGAGTTTGCGCTCGCGCTGCTTCTCCGCCTGCCGGGTTCGGTATTCCGTTGATCGCTGGCGGGTCAACTGATCCATCCTCGATTGCCAGACTTTGAGCACGCGCTCTGCACCGTACTGCGTGATAATGCTCTGCAACTCGAGTTCTTCAGGGGTTTGCCGTATGATTGCCTTTGCTAGTGCCTTTGCCATGTGGACCTCCGTTTGTAGGGTAGTTTACACAAATGTTTAACGCAAATCAAGAGCGACGTTTCACTGCATCGCTCAATACTTTTTGCCATTTCTTGTCCGTCATGAGCGTCAGGAAGTGGGTGATTTCAGCGGTATCGTCCGGGGTTGGCGGATGGCCGAGGGCGGCGCCGAGGTTGGCCATCTGGAACGCGCCATGCGTCCGGACGTAGTCGATCACGGCCAGCTCGACGGCACTGACCTCTCCGGCCTGGTGGATGGAGGAGGCGAGTTTGCCATCGAGCCGGTGGCCGAGGTAGAAAAAGAAGGTGCGCCGGAATGCCTCGGCGGGCACGTTGTTGAGGCGCTTCTGGAGGTAGCGCTGGGTGAACTCCCAGGGCATCAGCCAGGCCGCGACCTGCTCCAAGGTCTCCCGCTTGGTCTCCGCGACAAACCTGAGCATCACCGACATCACCTCGCGTTGATCGCGGCTGCGAAAGTACGCCATGTCTGTGGCAAACCACTGCATTGTCATCACCAGCTATTTCCTTGCGCAGGATTGATCGACAGCCCATAGCGACGGTTGAGTGTGGTCGCAGCCTCGTGATAGGACGCGCCGAGCAACTGCGCATCTGCCCACCGGCGTTCACCCGATGGTGCAATGTATGGTGCAGCGAGCAAAAAATAGCAACCGTAACCGTTCGTTGTCACCACCGCATGCCTCGCGTGTATTTGGATGCAGGAGGTGAGTTTCTCGCATTGTTGTTGCGGCGTCCACGGAGCGTGGACATCTCGTGGTCTGGGATGTTTCTGGATCGTTGCATGCCTCATGTATTGTCCTCAACTTTCAGAATTTCTTGATACACTTGCCAAGGTTCGAGTTTCAACAGTTGCGCGATGCGCCATACCCCGAGGCCTCGGCGCCAGAGCTTACGAATCTCGATTCGCTCTGCCGCAGCGAGACTGACAACGTAGGGCCTGCGCTCGCGAGTTGGGGGTCTCATACGTTACTCCTTCGGTAGTAGTAGCTCAGGCCAGCGATGACCAACCAATGGGAAAAGCCGAACATGGCCATGAGCGTGATGAGGACCATGCCGACGGTGAAATCCTGGGTCGAGAGCTGATACCGCGGCGCATCGATGACACGCGGGGGTGGCGGCATGACCTCCGGGATCAGCACCGCTGGGCGTGGCGTACGTGGGCGTGGGAGTGCCTTGGGGCGTGGTTTGCCTGCTGCTTCCCATGCCTCCTGCAGCTCAAACTCACGACGCAGGAAGGCCACCTTCTCCGCCCATTGGCGACGCGTCGAGTCAAACGTGCAGGTCTTGCCTTTGGCCTCGGCCTTCTTAATCTCCGCACGCAGTTCCTTTGCCGTTCTCATAGCCATTCCCCCTCATGGTTCGAGCCAGAGCGGGATAATCTCCACTGAATTTTCCAGCGTGTGCAGCCCTTGAGCGTGTGTCTGTTCATCAGATCCACCACGCTCTGGCCTGCACTAGTTGTGAGTGCCAGACGCACGAGATCGATGCGTTCCGTAGGCGTGTACTCACCGGCGATATAGCGCAGAGTGAGATCGCGAAACTCCGCCCCCACCAAGCGGGAGAGCACCAGATCCGCGATGATGGCCCGCTGCCCAGTGCAGAGGTCATTCGTGCCGATGGTGAGCAGATAGCCGGGGCGGCAGGCGATCTCTAGCCATGTGCCGTCACTCACCTCGATGCTGGTGATGGTTTTGCCGTGTAACTCTGCCAGCGCCGCAAGGCGATGGGCAAGCTGTTCTTTGCGGTCCTTCGGTGGTATCATAGTTGCTCCTCTGTGGTTTCCCTTCATGTAGCGTGGCGCGCGCCTTCTCCCGGCGCGCGTCGTCGTTATTTCCTCTTGTAGCGATAGGTCGGCGGGGCCGGGGTTAGCAGGCACTTGACGCGTGCCATCCAGACCTGGTTGAGGAACGTCTGCAGCAGTGCCTGGGCGCGTTCGCCTTCGGCTTGCCACTCGATCAGTTGCGTCAGCGATTGCTCACTGACGGTGATGTTCTCCAGTGCATCACGCACGAGCTTTTCCAGCATGGGTCGTGTCCTCCTCTGTGAGTGCCCGCAACAACGCGTCGCGGCGTTGCGCGGGGGAGAGTGTCAGCATGGCGGTGTACTCTTTTTCTGTGGCCAGAATCCAGAACGAGCGCGGCTTTTCCTGGGGGCGCAAGGGGTGTTTTTTGCGCCCGCTGCCCGCTCTTTTGCCCCCGTGAGTGGGCTTAGTTCGTGGCATTGTGGTCCTCTTCTGGGTGGGCACTGAGCCAGTTTTGCAGCCAGTCAGTCAGGCGTTTGACGTCGGGTCTCGCGACTTCGACGAAGCGGCACCGGGTTAATATCGTGACGCTTTCCTTGCCATCCAGTAGGTCCTCAAGGACAGAACCGTCACCTCGCACACCGAAATCGAGGGGTGGTATAATCGCTTTTGTGGTGGTCATGATGCGTGTTTCTCCTCGTGGTTGGGGGTTAATCCCAGTATCCATCGTCTACAAAAGACACGAATCGCTCCTCCCCAACGATCACATGATCCAGTACTTTGATGGATAACAGCTCTCCCGCCGCACGCAATTTGCGGGTGATTTGCTTGTCCTCTGGGCTGGGTGTGGGGTCTCCAGAGGGGTGATTATGGGACAGGATAATGCCCACGGCATTGCTCAAAATGGCAGGTTTGAACACCTCGCGAGGATGCACAATACTGCTTGTCAACGAGCCAATAGACACCTCGTTGATGCCTATCACCTTGTTCTTGGCGTTCAACATGATGATCACAAATGACTCTCTGTCCTTGTCTAAAAACCAGTCTTTCAAGAGGGCATAGGCGTCAGTTGCGGAGCGAATTTGGGGGCGTGACTCGGTCTTAATTGAGCCATCTCTGACCAGGGACACGGTATAGAGGGGGGTGTGGTACATGCGCATCGTGTGGTTCCTTTCGTGGTTGGGGGTTATTCTTCGGGATAGGAATTCATGAGGCTACCGATTGAGTTGCGGTCAAGTCCAGGTACGCCAGTGTTCAGCAGGGTCAGGAGCCGTGTGGGAATCTGTTCCTCAGTCGTATCGTCAACAACAAAGGTGCCCATGCCGGCAGCAAATGAACGCTGAGTTTTCTCCAGATAGGGCAAGAGATTCTCTGTCCTGGCGCGCGCGGCTATGTCATAAATCTGTGCAAGATATGCATTCCAGGCCTGATCTAAAGATCTTTCTAGCTGCTTTTGTGTCATGGTTAGTCTTCCTCTCGCGAATCAATCAGCTTGCGTGCATACATTTCCGCCTCTACTTCGTCCAAGTCTTCACGGTAGGTGTAGTACCCGATATGTGTCGGGGATTGTACTGCTTTTCTCTCCAGTTCATCCTGTAGCTCGTACAGGGCATCATCCGTATACTTTGAATAATCCATTGTAGTTCCCTTTCTATGGTTGTTGTAGCATGGTTTACACGATAATGCAAACCATGCGTGAAACGTCAAGCGGCCTGGCGGATGAGTTCCTCAATCTGTGGGATGAGTTTTTTCCGTTTCACTTCAGCGAGAAGTTTAGTCTTGGCTTGTGACCAGTCCGCTAGGGGCAGGAGTTGCTCTGCTACGCGTTGGGCTTGCCGTTTGGTGAGTGGATAGGACGCAAAAAACGTATAGCCAGAGCGGATATGCGTAATGCACCATGATGTCTCGCTAAACTGGGGAGGCTGGACGTGCATCAGGCGACGATGAACAGCTAGAGGACCATTGACAAAGGCAAGATAGGGGATCGGTGTTGCTGAGCCCGCCTCTGTGAGGCCCTGAATAGTAATGAAACGTTTTTTCCACACGATGAAACTCCTTATTTCAATTCGTCTTTCAATTGCTCGTAGTCGATATAGAAGGTGACAATGGCATCGATGGCATCACTGCCGTCGATGGGGTCTTGTGTCTTTATCTGCGCGATAAATGGACGTAAAAACGCCTCGATGAACTGCTTGTAGGTCATGGTCTGTTGCTTTCGTACAAGCCTCTTCTTCATACGGTTTCCCCTTTCGTGTTGTGTGTTTCGCCAAACATACCCGCGGATATGTTTGACGCGACACGCTACACATTACGCGTGACGAATGACAAAGCCGCTCACGTCGTGTTTAGCTTGTCCTTTGGCACGTAAGCCAAGGATCGTGCCAGGAGGGTTTAAAAACACCAGGTCAGATCTGTCACCGTCAACAACGGGAATGTCCGAATAATACTGAGGCAATTCAAAGGTTTGGGGCATATGGCCAACTTTGCTTGGGCCAAATACCACGGCCACCTTACCACCAATAGCCAAATAGTCGTTCGCGTGTTGCCAGGAATCGGGCTTTTCATCCAAGGAGAAGACGAGCGTGTAATTCTTCGGCCATGCGGCGGCTTGCGCGACCGTGAGATGATGGTTCAGTCTCTTCCATACCTTCGTGTAGTCATAGAAGATAACATCTGGAAATTGTTGCATAATGCCCAAATTTTCAAAGGGGAAATCAGACGTTCCATTGAAGCGCACGACCGGCTTCATGTTATGGGTGGCGCAGTAGTGGCGATGGTTCTCAATTTCCCACCTGGCTTGCGCGATGAAGAAATCCCGATCGAGAAAGAAGAGATCTGTGCGGCGCTGTCTCGCCTCTTGCGTCGAAGCAAACCGCCCGTGCCCTGAGGTATTGAGGCAGGTTTTTTTGCATGAGCCAGCCATAGGGCACAGATTGCCGTGGCCACCAGATTTCCACGGTTTCATGTACAAAATCAGGGTTTTGTACCCATATTTCTCGCCTTTTATCGTCTTTGGGCTGGCCTTGGTAAAAAGTCGATGCGTCTTGAAATACTCTCGTAGCGTGGCTATGTTTGTCATTGTGTTGTGTCCTTTTCGTGGGTATAGGGGGGGAGAGTTAGCAGACTCTTCTCTCCTAACGGTTATCGTTATTCTGGCGAAATAAATCAAAAAGCTCGCGCTCGTCGCGCTCCCGGCGGATGCTGTCAGCATCGGCCAAAATGGCCTCAATTTCGTCTTGATTGAGGTCCTCAAAGTCTTCTACTAGCATCAGTATCATGGTGTTTCTCCTTGGTTAGATGGCAATAATGTCGGCGAGATGAACGCCCGCATGGTCAGCGATATACCCTTCGGCAATGTGGCAAACCACGCCGAACCCCTTGTCTTTTCCCATCTCTCGCAGGTCCTCTGCCATTGCTTCAAGATCATCCATTGCCTGTTCGATGTCCTCAGCAATGGTGCCATCCTCTGTGAAAATGTTTGTAACCTTGAACATCTGTCGTTTCTCCTTCCTTATGAATGCAGTTTACACGATCTGTGAAACGATGTCAAGTGTAGCGTTCAAACTATTATTAAACGTTACGATATGATTCCATACAACGCCACGCGACTGACCACTCGCACTGCTTGTGACACTCTCCTCACTGGTTGTTTGTAACGCTACGTCACAACTAGTTTGCACGGCGTTTAGAAAATACTCTACAACACTAGTATCGTATAGTTTCAACGACACAACTAGTGACGTTACAAATAGAGAGAGAAACAGTGTGAACACTAGGGACATATCAAATCGATATATGACCCGAAATTGCTAGCCTTTTTCGATACAACACTCACAGTGTGTAATGCTAGCCCGGTGTGCTAACAGTTGCAAGCATCAATACAACTTGTGAGATTGATACGACGGTATCTAACTTTCTGTGACTGTCTCGAACAACGTGAGCAAAAAGTCAAATCATTCTGGGATGTTAGCCGGGAGACCCCCAGCGTAACTCACAGTTTGTGAGGGCAATGGATACGTTCACCGTCGTACCAAAAAATTTCGCTACAAATTTTGTGTCACAGGTCGTTACAAACTGCGTTCAACGTACCGTGAGAGGAACACTATAAACTTACTAGTAGGGAGATGTGAAGTATCATCCAAACGAAGAAGGGGGGGAATGGGACACGACTACTACACAACTACTACTCGACGTTTGCACGGTCGTGCAAATACGACGTGTCCCCGGTCATGAGGGGAGGTAACGCAGGTTCGGTGCAGGCAACCCGCGTTACCGCGAATCCGTGACAAAGACGAAGCGATCGTCCTGCACGATGGCGTGGATGCCGAGCGTCTGGCAGCAGCGCAGAAACAGCTGCTGCGTCTCCGTATACGTGAGCGGTTGGCGGGCGCGATCGACCACCCAGTGATGAAAGCGGGTCGGCAACCCCGAGTCGTTGTTGCGGTCTCGCGCCCGCATCAGCCACTCGAGACATTCCGCGTCGAAGTCCGTGACGGGGGAGGGCGTGCTCGTCCCGTTCCCACGATGCCGGAACATGGAGAACTGGACGTCTGCCGGATTGTGCGCGACCACCGCTTGCTTGCTGCGGTTGCAGGTGGGATGCGCCGGCGCCAGGTTCCACAGCGCGTCTGTCCCCCCTCTGGCCAAGGGGATGAGGTGGTCAATGTCGAAGGCCTCGCCCTCGATCCGATGCCCGCAGATGTGACACCGGTGCCCGTAGTTGGTCAGGATCCGTTCCCGCTTCGTCATACCTCCTCCTGTCGGTTCGGGGGGAGGGCTTCCCACTGGACACGGACGGTCTGTTCATGGCGTTCGAGGTGCAGGGCAACCGACCCGTGGCACCCGGCACACTGAAAAGTAATCGTGGTGCCCAGCACATTGCCGGTATCCACCGCAGATTGTTCGAGGGCGGTGCTGGCGCACCGCGGACAGAGCACCGCCCCGTCCTTCGTCGTGATGAGGCCTGGAACATATCGCATAGCCGTTCTCCTTTCGTGTATGTCTGAGAGAGTGGGTTGGCATTCTTATCATTCACCCAGGATGAGGGGTAGGTAAGGCTCGCGCGCGCGCGCGCGCGCGTACACCAAAAAACGTGGCACCCTTGCACTCTTGGAGAGAGAGAGAGAGAAAAACTATATATATACCAGCCACATGGGCCATGTGTGCCATCTGTCCCTCTCCTTGGCAAGCTTGCCAGCCCCTCCCCCCCCCCAAGTGTGCCACATGCCAGTCTGCCAAGGGAGCCAAGAATACCACCGCATGGCATTCTTCCAACTCCCCGATCTGTAAGGGGAATATGGTCAAGGATGCAAGAATGCCAAGCATGCCACGAGCCTACGCGCGCGCACGCGCGCGCGTCCCCTAGGGGAGCTTCCAGAACCATGGGCCATCCTTGAAGGATTTGATCTTCAGCTCGTCCTTGGCGCGGACGATGGTGCGCCAGCGGTGGCCGTTCTCCGTTGCCAGTTTGCGCACGCTCGTCGAGAGCACCTGGCCGTCCGCGAGCAGCTCCCGCAAGAACTCGACGGCGCCGTCGACCTTGGACTGCGAATCCTCGGTGGCCTGCTTCCCTTGGGGCAGCAAGTCGGCTTCCTGAAAGTTGGTGCCCGGCATCCAGCGGAACGCATCGCGCTGCAGCTCGAAGCTCATGGGCGGGCCTGTTTGTGCCCCATTGCTCTTGATCTGCACGATGGCATGGCGCGACGTGCCGACGGGCAACTCCTCCCGTGTGTCGCGCGCGACGACCAGGATCGAGCGCACGGCCGCGGCAAAATCCACCGACCCGATCGCTTTATGCATCGCGCTCTCGCGGGTGGCCTTGCCGAAATGGCGGACGAGCACGATGGCACAGTCGGTCTGTTCCGCTAGCGCGGCCAACCCGGCCAGGACCGGCCGGGTGGATTCGGCCTTGTTCATGTCCGTCCCTTTGGGCAGAAAGCCTTGCACCGGGTCGATCATGAGCAGCTTCGCGTTCCTGACGCGGATCATGTCGCCGAGATCGGGCAACTCGGCCAGCGTCAGACGGACGAAGGTCTCGCCGTCCACCGTCTCGTGCGGCCCCTTCACCCCCGACACTTTCCCCTGGTCGGCCTCCATGATCCGTAAGCGGGGCTTGAGAATATCGTTGGGGCCGTCTTCACAGGACAGGTAGATCGTGTGCGAGGGCGTCTCGATGTTCGTGCCCCCGGCCACCGTGCCGATCCACTCGCCCCGACTGAGCATCGACGCCACCGCTAGACAAAACCAACTCTTGCCGTCCCCTGGGTTGCCCTCGATCGTCGTGAGCCGCCCCAGCGGAATGTATGGATACCACAGCCAGTTCGTCATCGTCTCCTCGATCTCGGAAAAGAAGAACAGCCGCTTTTCCGCACGGGCCAGGCGCGCCCCGTTGCCATTGCCGTTCGGGCTGGGCTCGCGTTCCTGAGTGATCATCCACGCGTTCTCGGCACGATCGTCTAGCATCGCTTCAATCGCTTTGTTTACATTGAACTTCTCCTCGTTCATGACTTCCCCGCGTCTTCCCGCCAAGCCGCAAAGCGCTCGGCGTCTGTTGCGTTGAGTAATTGCTGCTCGTACGACTGCCGTGCGTATAGCGCACCAAGCCGCTGCGACCAAAAGCTATACGACGCATCGCTCATCGTCTCCCCGAGCTTTGCGCACTGGTCACGATACGCGATCTCCGTACAGCGAATGTCGTCTAGGAGCTCGTTCCACGCTGCCAGCTTTTCGCGCCACCACGCCCAATAGCGCGCTTGCTCCGCCTGGACGTCCGTGGGCCTGGCCCGCACCGTTCGCTCGCGTGGAGGCCCCTCCTTGCCCACCATCTCCGCCGCCTGGGCGAAGCTATACCCCCGGCTGCGCCGGAGATACTCGATGGCATCTCCCTTGGCCCCGCAGCCAAAGCAGTAATAGACTTCCTTCTCTGGGTGAACGCTAAACGATGGGGTCTTGTCCGCGTGAAACGGACATTTGCCCCACCACTCACCGTGCCGCAACGTGAGCGCGACGTCCGCCTGGACAAGTGCCAGGAGCGTGACGTTTACGTGATGGTTTGATGAACGCTGGAAACGAGAGTTGACACGACTCCCGCGATTTGGTATGTTCGTCATAACGATGATCCTTTCCTGGTCATTGTCACATTCCTTTCTCCCACCCCCGTACAAAGGTTTGTGGGATCGTTTCCTAGAGCCGTTCAGCGACTAACTGAACGGCTCGTTTTTTTGCATCACCACTTCTACATACATTTCCGTTCATAGCACGTTCTACGCACCGTTCCAATCTTCCACCACGGATAGCCCCATATTCCCTCACCATCCACTACCCGTAGGGGTGGCAACTATTTGACACTGCTGCAAAATTGGGCTAACGCGGAGCGATGCCTGAGTCCGATCTCATCTTCCAGAAGCCGACCGAGTTGCGCGACCGCTTTCGCAATCTGGCGGCCGTGGTCGAGATCGCACTCAAGACCGGCGAAGATCCGATCGTGCTGGCCTCCGCCGCCGGCGTCTCTCCCTCGGCCCTCGTCCGTGCGCTCCCCCGGCCCTACCTCGCGCAGTTTGTCCCCGATGCCGAGGCGATGAGTTACCAGGAAATCCTCCTGGCGCTCGCCGCCAACCATGCGCTCGATGCCGCCGTCGAAGGCCTGGTCTCCGGCGCCGTAGATGTGAAATCCACCTTGGTCACCGCCCGTGATGTCATGGACCGCGTCTCGCTCATGGCTGCCAAGAAGAGCACCGCGCCCCGCCGTCTGACACTGACCGACGAGACCATCACCAAGTTCCTCGAGCTCGAGAAAGTCTTTACCGCACAAGGATTAACGAATGGCCAAATTGCACCCGAGTTTGCAGACTTTCAAAAAACACACGCCCAAGGACACGGAGGCGGAACCGCCACCGCGGAAGACGACCGCCTCGCGCGTGCCGCCCGCCACGAAGCCTGGGCGCGCAAGCCGGAGCCGGAAATCCGCGAACTCTTAAACCTGGAGTCGGACTGATGCCCAAGCAGGTTGAGCGTGATTTTTCTGCCCAGTTCAATACGCCCCTCTCCGCGGAGGAGCAGCAGGCGTTTATGGATTGGGTGGCGGCGCAAAGTGCGCTGGCGAAACGTGACGTGACCAAGGATCTCTTTAACTACGACTTGCAAGGCTACTGGAAAGACGTCGGGCAACATGAGGGGCCCACCGGGGGGCATCTGACCGATACCTACAAAAAGCCCAATCACCCGACGTTCTCTCAGGAGTCCCGCTACCACGGGGCGACACTGCCCACGGGAGACGTCGCCGTGGGGGGCACCTGGAAAGATAAGTCCTTTCTGCCGGGACCGACCAATATCAACTTCTGGCCCTACTATGCCCTGCGCGAATACTTTCGCCAGGTCGAACCGGAGACGCAACTGCAGTATCCCAAATCGCAACGCTAACTGACGAGCAACCCGCGGGGGTGGGCATGTCGACCGATGTGATCGGTCCGTTTCGCGACGGACCGACGTGGAACTTCTCTCACAGTGTGTCAATGGGTCACGAGGGTGACGCGGTACGCCGCCGTCTGCGCGGCCTGGCGGAACATCACACCTTGTTCATGGGCTGGACCATTGGGTTCCTCGACATCACTACCGGTATCCATGCCGCCATGGCCGCCTGGATCCAAGGTCCGTCCTTGTACAAACTCGGCCTCGTCCCCCGCGACTTTCTGAAGACCTCGCTCTGGACCGTGGCGGATACCGTGCGGCTCGTGAGCACCAACCCCGAGGAGCGGATCCTCATCCGCAACGAGATCCACGATAACGTCCGCAAGTTTCTCTACCGCATTCGGCGCGTGCCCGAGGCGTGTCTCTTGTGGCAGTGGTTGTTCCCCGAACGCATGCCCGACTTTGACGACAACTGGCACCAAGACGGTTTGTTGTTTCCGCGGGAGGGCGACTATCCCGAGCTCTCGATCGAAGTGATCGGGGTCGGGGGCGCGTCGACCTCGCGGCATTACACGCGAATTAAAGACGATGACCTCATCGGCAAAGAAGCCGCCCGCTCCAAAGCGACGATGCAAATGGCCAAAGACGACCATGCACTGGCGACGCATCTTCTTGTCGACCCTGAGACCTCCCGTCTCGACACCTACGGCACCCGCTGGGCCCCCCACGACCTCTACGTCGAGATGATGGCGGAGGAGACCGATCTCGACATCTTCCACTGTGGCCCGACCGATGCCCTCGGCAACGCCCTCTTTCCGACCCGGTTTCCCCCAGCGGTCTTGGAGAAGATCAAGCAGCGCATCGGCAAACGCCGCTACTCGCTGCAGATGCTCAACGAGACGCCCCGTGAAGGTGCGTCCGAGCTCTCCACCGCTGACCTCAATTACTACTCCCGCAGTACCGATCAGTACGGCCGCAAGTTCTTTGTCCTCCACCATGCTGATGGGGAGGAGGAGATGGTCTGGTTTAGGGATCTGTTTATCTACCAAACGTTAGATCCCAACGTCAGCCCCGACTCCAAACATTCGCGCTCGGCCTCGGTGGTGATCGGGCTGGCGCGCCCCAGGAACGAGTGGTCGCACTTCTCGATTCTGATCCTGTCGGCCGTGGCCAAGGCGACGACGCCCAAGGGGGCGATCGAGCTCGCCCATCATGAGTACCAGTTCTGGAAGCCGCTGCTGTTTGGCATTGAAACCGTGGCCGCGCAGCGGGGCATGATGGAGTGGATGCTGTCCCGCTACCCCGACATGTTCGTGAAAAGTCTGCGACCCGATCATGGGACCCCCAAATTGGCCCGCATTCGGTCATTTACGCCCTTCGGCGAGAATGGACATGTCTTTGTCCATCCCAGCCTCAAGGACTTCATAGAAGAGTGGGAGGACTTTCCTAACGGCACCATGGATATTTTGGATGCCCTGGCCTACATGCCCTACATTTGGACGATCCCGACCTATGGCGCCGACACCCCAGCGCACTGGGATAGCCGCCAAGACCTGGTTGGCATCGGCGATCAGGTCATCGAGGACGAGGATCGGCCCCCCGATCGCGCCCATGACGGCCGCAACATCCACACAGGCTACTAATGGCAGAGCAAACACCCGACATTCCGGTCGTTGTGACCGACAAAGACGAGGCCGACCAGGCGACCAACGAGCTCGCCAAGGAAGCGCGCATGCTGGACTACATTTGCGCCCGCCTGGAGGAGTGTATCGCCTACCGGGACGGCACACTCGAGCCCCATCTGCAGACGTTGTGGGATATTTACGAGGCCGAGCCCGACTTTAGCCAGAAAAATACCCCCTGGGACAACGCGTCCAACCTGAGTATCGCCCTCTCGGCCACCTACGTCGATCAATTCGTGGCCAAACACGTCAACGCGCTGCGTAGTCCGGTCCCGTTCCTCACGCTCAGCTCCTTTCACCCCGATAACCTGGATGCCGTGCGCGCGCTCTCGGATTATCTCGACTGGGGGGACAAGAATTTGTGGAAAGGCCAGATGTTGTGCGAGAATTTCGAGCGCGACCGCTGCAAAGTCGGCACGGGGGTCGGCTACATCGGCTTTACCGACGTGCCCTACATCACGCGGCGCACGATCACCGAGCCGCCGCAGGAAGTTGGCCGCCTCAAGCAGCCCAGTCCCCGCTGGATCCCCCGCGAAGACTTCTGCATCACGCCGGGCTACATCGATTTGGACGTGGCGCCGCTCGTCGGCCATCGCAGCTGGGTGGCGCTCGATCAGCTCAAGCGTCTGGCCAAGGATCAGCAAATTTTCGTCGACTTCGACAAGCTCACCCCGTCCCACAAGACGACCGTCTACGCCAGTGACCAGGATGACGTCCGGCTCGCCGATGAGGTGGCGCCGTACGAGATCTTCCACGTCTCCTTTCGCTACGATCTGGACGAGGACGACTATCCCGAGGACTACGATGCCATCATCCACTACGACTCCAAACAACTCCTCCACTACTACCCGTGTCGCTACGCGGGGGGTCGGCGTCCCTACTTCTCTGCGCCGTATGTCCGGCAAGAGGGTGAGTTTGACGGGAAAGGGATCTGCGAGCAAATCGAGCACTACCAGGCCGAAGTCTCCACGATCCACAACCAACGTCGCGATAACGCGAACTTAGCCAACAACATCATGCTCAAGGGCCGGCCCTCGCAGTACTACAACGAGAAGACGCGGTGGTACCCCGGCAAGATGTGGTTAATAAACGACATTAACGATCTTGAGGTCATGCAGTTCCCGACGAACTACATGAGCACGGTGACCGACGAGCAGATCACCATCGGTTTGGCAGAACGCCGCATTGGCACCTCGGATGCGGCACTAGGTAGAGAATCCACGCTAACCAATCGGGCCGCCGCGACGACCACGCTCAGCCTCATGGAGCAAGGAGCGCAGCGTGACGACCTCAGTGTCACGCTCGCCCGAGACGCGTTCCTGCGCTATGGGCAGTTCCTCCTTGAGAGTCTGCAAATCTACGGATTGCCTGATGCAGCCTCCGCCACCGCTCCGGAAGCCGTGCTCGGCCCGGAGCGGGGGGCGCTCGTGCGCGGGCTCATCGAGACGACTGACAACATTCTCGGGTTGGTGGGCGTGAACATTGAAGTCTCGACCAAGGCGGTGAACAAGGAGATGAAGCGTCAGGCCCAGACGCAGCTCTACGGCATGATCATCCAGAATGCCGCCGAGATCTCCAAGATGCTGGGCGTGATCTACAACCCGCAGACCCCCCCGCCCGTGAAGGACTTCTTCATGGCGTCCGTGAAAGCGGCGGAGATGCTACTCAAGCAGATCATGGAGGACGCCGGCAATTACAATATGAATGACCTCTTCACCTCGATGGCACTGGATCAAGTCGGGGCACAGATGGGCAACGGCAATATGCCAGGAGGACCAGATGGCGGACTCGGAGCAATGGCTGCTCCTGCAGGAGCAAATGGGGCAGCGGTACCTAACGGCGCGGGACCACCTGGTGGCCTGCAAGGCGGAGGATCTTATTGAGGCGCGCGCGCACTTTCGCGCCGTGCATCAGCTCTTGGTGCTGATGCAGGACATCGAGGGCGCGGTCGCCGCGGCCGATCTCCCAATCACACCAAGTGAGGAGACGAGCGAACGACAGAGTCGAGAAGGAGATGGACATGGCAGAAAACGACCAAGCTATCGCTCCGCAGGGTACTGAGGTCGACTGGAAGCAGCGGCACGATCAGCTCGCCCAGCAGTACCAGCAAGACATGGAGAAGGTCTATAACGTGCTCACCCAGCAACAACAGCAGCAGCCCCCACCCCAGCCACAGGCGCCGCCGCAGGAGCCGGAGTGGGATGTCACCGATCCCAAGCAACTCAAACAGAACGTCGAAGGCGCATTGCGCAACACCATCAATACACAGCTCGGCCCGGTGATGCTGCAGGTGGTGCAAAACCAGTTCGAGAGCCACATGCTCACCGCCAAGCGCGACGAGCGCATGCCCTACTTTGCGCACTGGGAGAACGAGATCCGCCAGTACGCCCAAGGGGTGCAACCCGGCTTGTTGGCCAATTACAACACGATCGTCGGGCTCTATCAGGTCGTGGCCAGTCAACATGCCAACGAGCTGGTGGAGATCGAAGTCAAGAAGCGCCTGGCCCAGCAGCAGCAACAAGCCCAAAGTGACGAGGTGGAGGTCGAGGACGAACCCGGTGAGGAACCCCCCGGACCAGCGCCGGCCGCGGCGCCGCCTCGTCAAGCTGTACCACCCCAGCAGCGGCCCCACCCCCCTGCCCCATCTGGGGCCGCTGCTTCTTCTGTCGGGGTGCAGACGCCACGCAGCCAGCGTACTGCCAGTGTGCGCCGGCTCACACGCGAGGAAGCCTACATGGCCCAGCAGATGGGCATGTCGCTCAAAGAGTACGCCAACGCCAAAGACCTCGGAGACTATGACTTATGAGCATCGAAATACTGGAGGACCAAATTGACAAGCGCCGGCGCGAGCTGCTCGAGAAGGGCGCCGCCCCCGGGCTCGAACCCCTCTTCTCCCCGACCGCGCTCAAAGGCAAGGGCAAACCCGGCCGCGTCTATCGCGCGGTCTTTAACGATCCGCGTCGCATCTCGGAGCTCAAAGCTCAGGGCTACCAGATGACCAAGGATGAAGAGTTCCAGGTGGGCACGCGCAAAGCCGATGGGAGTTTCGAGTACAAGGACACGGTGCTGATGGATGTGGATGAGGCCTCGTACATCGAGCGGCATGCGCAGTACCGCTCGGCGCTCGATGCCCAGAGTACCACCGTGCGCCAGAACGCGCGCGAGAAGCTCAATCGGCTGCTCGTCGATGAGGGCGGCGCGTCGGCCCACGTCGATCACACCTTTGATGATTCGATCCAGGGGCCGACGCGGGGCAGCATCGACGGTCCCGATGATGAGATTCCCCCGCAGGTGAAGGAAAGGAGAAAGTAATGGCAACGATCACACGACAAGCAATGATCCTGCGGCGTACCGATGATGGGGCGCCGCCGCAAAAGTATGACCTCCCCGAGAAAGCCACCCAAACCTGGGGCGCGGGGGCACTGGTGTGTGTCGACACCAACGGGTTTGTCGAGCTCCAGTCGGGGGCCGACCAAGTCACCTACTGGGGGGTGGGACTGAATCCCGGGCAGAACCTCGCCGCCAGCGGCGATAAGCGCTGCGAGGTGATTCGGCTCGATCCGACGATGGTTTTTATCGCCACCGTAGTGGGGGCCGCCAATGCGGACTACGTGCTGCTTCCGGCCGATGTCTACGGCACGATGGGGCTCAACTACGACGCGACCACCAAGCGCTTTTATTTGGATGCGTCCGAGCAAGCCGGCGCCGATGATCGCGTGACTGTGCTGGGCCTGGCACCGGGCTCCAACGTCGGGGACACCAACGCCCAGGTCTACTGTAAGTTCCTGGCGTCATCGATCCAGAACTACTAATGCCCCGACAAAGGGCACAAGCTGTGAGTGAGTAAGGAGAGGAGAGAGCGATGGCAGATTTTATTTTAACCACGCCGCAGATCGTGTCGCTGATTACGCCAGGGTTGCGCAAGGCCATCTTCAGCACGGTCGATACGTTTCCCAAATTCTATCGCAAGGTGTTTAACATCATTCCGCAAAAACCTGGTAGTAATACCGGCAAAGCCTTTTTCGATGACACCCTCGTGCGCTCGGTCGGCCGCGTCGCACCGAAGGCAGAGTATGGACCCATTGATTTTGATAATATCGCTGTGGTTGGTACTGTTCGATATACTCCTTATACTTTTGCTCTTGGTGCTCGTATCTCAGAGGAGAGCATCGAAGATGAACTCTACGGCATCGTCCCCAAAATCGGTGCCGAGCTCGGCGCCGCCGCAGAATACGAGATTGAAATTCAGGCCTTTAAGATTCTTACTCTGGGCTTTGGGACTACAGGTGGCGGCATTGGGTTTAATCCCGTGGGGCCGACTAACGAGTCTCTCTTTAGTACTGCTCATGTCATCGCTCGCGGTGGGACTTACGCTAACCGTCCGGCAGTGGCACAAGATCTCAGTCAAGCCAACCTCGAGGATGCCATTACTAACTTCCGGCGCATCCCCAACGAGTCGGGTCTACCCCAACCGAAGATGCCTGCCCAACTCATCATCCCCCCGGAGCTGGAGTGGGTGGCCAAGAAACTCCTCCTCACCGAGTACGAACCCAACTCTGCCAACAACACGATCAACCCGATGAAGGGGATCGTGAAGTATGAGATCGTGCATTACATCACCGACCCCGGCCAATGGACGCTGCTGGCCGACGATCACGATCTCAACGTCTGGGTGCGCCGCGGGATCCGCACGCAAACCGATCCTGACTTTACGCATGGGGGAGTCAAGACTAAGGTCTCCTTCCGCATGGGCTCGGGTCACTCAGGGTGGCGTGGAACGTGGTCATCGCCCGGTTCGTGAGGTGTTCGGGAATCGGTTCGCAACGGTTCGGAAAGGAGACAATGATGCCTGCACGACAAGCACGCAATGTGAGTGGCGAAACCCGCTTCGGGGGGCCGAGCAGCAAAGATGCTGGCGGCATGATTACGATTCGGTGCCGCAAGAAGAGCACGAGTGCGGTGATTTGCCTGGAGTCGACGGATAGCGCCGGGGTGACCACGGCCACCTATCTCTGGCCGCAACCCGATGGCAGCAATAAGCTGCGCGTGCATACCAGTCCCCCCGCAAATTACATCACTGATGGTGTTGTCCTCGGCACCCAAACCTAACACAGAGAGAGGAGGACCGCGTGAAGAGCATTGGTGTCCTACTCTGTCTCTTCTTGTTGCTCCCGGTCTGCACCTGGGCAGCAAATGACTTTCAGCGGAGTCCCTGGCTCATTGATACGGCGGGGGCCTCGCCGATTACGGGGGGGCTGAGCATTACCTCGATCCGCTGGGTGAACGTCGGCTCCCCAGGGGATACGCTCATCTTGGTCGATACGACCGGACGCAAGATCTTGCAGACCACTGCGCCCACGGGTGCGACCGAGTTTGAGGTGAGTCTGCCGTTTTCCGTCAACAAGGGCCTGGTCATCAACCGCATCGATTCTGGCCTGTTATTCATAACGTTTCAGTGAGCATGCAATGATACATATTCTCGCGTTGGTGCTGGTCCTGCTGACGACCCTGGCGCAGGCTGGGTGGAATGGGGGTGGGAGCGGTGGGGGTGGGGGCGGGGGTGGCGCGGTCGATTCGTCGACGGGCGATACCACGGTCGGCAATACGACGTCGCCGACCGTGCTCTATACCTATAACCTGCCTGCCAACACGCTCGGCACGCAGCAGTGCGCGCAGCAAGAGGTGTTCGGCCAGATTACCGGGAATAATGCGGGCACCCTCACGGTGACGGCCGCCTATGGGGCGCAGACGCTTGCGGTGACCTTTACGCCCCCCGCCATCACGGGCGAGTATCTGAGTATCTTTTGGCAGTTGTGTGGCGATGGCGCGACGAACAATCAGGTCGGCGAGATCACTGCCAGATACGGGAACACGCAGGTGGAGTCCTCCAAGAAGGGGACGTTCACGATCGACAACACCCTGACCAATGCGATGAGCATCAGTAGTACGTGGGGCACCGCCGCGGCGGGACTGACGCTCACCAAGAATTTTGCCCAGACCCGCACGAGTATTGGGATTCTGCAAGCGCCGCTCGATGCCCATATTGCGGCGACGACGGCACACGGGAGCACGAGTGCGAATACGGCCAACCGGATCGTGCAGCGTGATGGCTCGGGCAACTTCGCGGCGGGCACCATCACGGCGACCCTGGCAGGGAATGCGACGACGGCCACGAGCGCGACGACCGCGACATCCGCAACCACGGCAACCAACGCGACGAATGCCACAAACGCGACCAACGCCACGACTGCGACGACTGCGGCTGGCATTACGGGGAAGACGCTGAGTGCGGGGACCATTGTGGCCACCGTGGATGCCACGCCAACCGTGGAGAATTGCGCGAAGTGGGCGGCTGGGGGGAAGCTGGCGGATCAAGGGACACCGTGCGGCACGGGCAGTGGGGGCGGTGGCGGGGGACCGATTACGATCAATGGCATTACGGGCACGACGTTTACATTTGCGGATGACACGGCGGGGACAGATGTGACGTGGACGGCCGCGGGCTCGACGGTGACGCTGAGTGTCCCGGATGCGGGGCCGGGGGCACGGGGCGTGGTCAATGCCGATGTCCAGACGCTGAGTGGGGCCAAGACTTTTGATTCAACAATGACCGCCCCGCAACTCAATGTGACCGGGCCTGGGACTGGTCAGCTCGGCCTGTTGGGAGCGGATGCGTTGCATGCCTTTGGGTTCACGGGGGCGAACAGAGCGACGGATCTCTATCTGACGTTGACGACAGATCCCAGTGCAGCCAACTCACCAATGGTGTGTGGCACGCCGAGCAGTACGTTATCAACCTGTACGTTTCTGACCGCGCAGCAAGCGATCAACCTGTTCAGCAATGTCAGTGCGGCCACGAATGAATACGTGCTGACCAAGGATACGGCGACCGGGAACGCAGTATGGAAGGCAGCGACCGCAGGCGGCGGGACGATCACCGGCCCTGGGAGCAGTACGGATAATGGGATTGTCCGATGGAATGGGACGCCTGGCACGAGTGTGAAAGACACACCGTCAGGAACCAGTTTTTTGGATGACGGGACGTTGTCGGTGAATGCGCTCAAAGTCCCGAGCAGCTCCCCGGTGGTGTCGATCAACGATACCAATACCGGTATTGCGATTAGTAGTGCCGGGAACATTGAGTTCAATGCAGATACGCGCATCGCCCGGGGGACCAATGCGCGGGAGTTTCGGTTTGGTCCAACGACCGGGAGTATTCTTGCGCCGTATACGATTACGGGACAGACCGTGAGTGGGGCCAACACGGCCGGCGGTGGGTTGCATATCGGGGGCGGGCATGGGCGCGGGACGGGCGCTGGTGGGCAGCTCACGTTCGAGACTAGTCCGGCGGGGACGACCGGGTCCACGGAAAATGCGCCAGTCACGCACATGTATATCAAGTCCACCGGGAAGATCGGCATGCCGGATCTGACGCCGTCGTTAGGACTCTGCACAGATAGTCTGAGTGAGGTGACGACGTGTGCGATTGGGGGCACGGATGCCTCGCTGTTAGCCACGGGCACGGTGCCGCTAGCACGGATCGTTAATACACAGACGGTGGGGGATGCCAACGACACGATTGTCGCACCGATTATCGATACGTTGTTGACGGCTACGTTGACGGCCCCCCGCACCTATACGTTGCCGCTCGCCAATGCGTACCCCGCGGGTGCCCATCTGCGCTTTACGGATGTGGCGGGTGGCGTGACCACGACGAATACAGCGACATTGGCACGCGCGGGCAGCAATACGATTAACGGCGCCACCTCACTCGTTGTCACGACGACCAATGCGTATATTGATTTGGTGTCGGATGGGACGAGCAAGTGGAACTACGGCGTCACCGGGATTGGCCGCGGCGGCACGGGCGAGAAGACGCAGGCGGCCGCGATTGATGCGTTGACGGCGGTGAATGGCGTGGCCGATGGATCACGGCTGGTGGCCAGTAGCAATCACGCGGTGTGGGGCCGCCCCGCTGCGGACGTGTTGTTGCCGGTAGTGGGCTGTGTGGATACGACCGCACAGTTATTGTGGGACAGTAGTGCCGCGAGTGCGCCCTCGGTGACGTGTTCGGCGGGGACGACCAATACCTCGCTCCTGCGCGGCGTGGCGGATTTTGTCGATGGGGGACTCCATGGCATTAAGCTGACGGTCCCCATTCTCTCGTTTACGGCAGCGAACGGGATGTCACTGACGGTGCTCTACCGCACGACGGTCGCAGACAACACGAAGAACACGACATGGAGCAGCCAAGTCGTGTGTACGCCGATTGGGAGTGTGGATGATGCGGCGTATGACACGGCGGCAACGGTGACAGATGCGAACCTCGCGACCGCCAATCAAATCAACAGTGCGACGATTAACTTTAGTGGAGGCAGTATGAGTAGTTGTACGAGTGGGCCATTACTGCTCCACATTGCGCTGACTCGCGATGGTACAGTTGGGACCGACACGCTCGGCGCAACGGCAAGTTTGGCGGGCGTGATCCTGAGTTACTCGAAATGAAAACAGTACTGACTCTTTTGCTGCTGCTGCTGCCGTTGACGTCACATGCGGTGATCACCGAGGTGGCGGGCAGAAAGACGCAAATCGGGACGTCGTCGTCGTCTGATTCGCTTGCCCAGGCGGTCGGTGGGACGCCCGCGTCCGGGGAAATGATTGTCGTCACGGGGGCTGCGGATGGCTCGAATACGTCCATTGGCGTGACCGATAATCGCGGCAACACTTACACGGTCCAGACTTACGCCGTTGGGGTCTATCGCTTGTTCGTTGCCTGGACCGTGGTTGCCGCAACGCAGACCGTGCAAGTGGTCGTGAACCCCTCACCGACCAATTGCCGGATTACCTATACGATTGACTCTTTCATCGGGCAGCATGGCACTCCGCTCGATGTCGGTATCGTGGGGGCCAATGGCACCGGAACGGCCCCAGCGGTTAGTATCACACCAACAGTGAATGGGACGGTTGCCGTAGGGTTTGAGACGGAAGACGGGGCGGGGATCGTCCAAGATCCGCCACCGGGGTGGACGCAGATGGGGGAGCTGAACGGGGGGACGACAGCACCAGCGGGGAATGGATCATTTCTGATCAACACCACGACGACGCCATTGACGCCGACGTGGACGTTGAGCGTCTCGCAGAATTGGATTGCGGTGGCGGCCGTCTTCAAAGCGGCGGATAGCTCAGCGCCGGCAGCCGGTGGGGCACGACGGCGCATTTACATTGCGGAGTAGGGAACCTTATGTGGATACTGCTGTGTCTTTTTGTCCTCTTCCCCCAGATCGCGGGTGCGGTCGTGGCGATGCCATTAGGTATTCCGTCGCCCAACACGAGCACGCCCGGCTGGGATTGGGAAGCGCAAGCGCCCGCCCGACCGGCAGAGTGGCTTACGACACCATCAACAGCAAAAGCCCTCTGGTACTATGTCTGCCAGTCCTGCACTGGCGCAACCGATACACCGAGTACACGGACGGGTCATCCGTCAGCACCACGGCTGACGATTCCTAATTTGCTTCCGGCTGGCAGTGTCGTGGAACTGCATGGCACCTACAGTTTTCGGCAGACTGGACAAGGACGAGAAATCCGGTCACAAGGCACGCTCGCACAGCCCGTATTCATTCGTGGACAGGACAGCGCCAACATCCCGACCATCACTGCACCGATGGGGATATGGGGAAGTTACGCCACGATAGAGAATCTCAAGTGTGCGCTGAGTACCACCTACTCCAGTGACAATGACCGCTGTTTCTTTCTGCAACCGCGCAGTGCCGGCTTGGATATGAACAACATTGTCTTTCGCAACAATGAAGTGACCGGGAATCTCGGTGGGGGGGCTGTGCAAGCGGGAACAGCGGGCGGCGCAACAGGCTCACTGTTCCGGGACATTATTTTCTATCACAATCATATCCATCACAACGGCGGGCGCCATATTACTGACCCCAAAGACGATCAAGACACGCACGGGATTACACTTACGTGTTGCTCACGGCGCATCTGGGTCCTCGACAACGAGTTTGACTGGAACGGGGGTGATGGGATGCAGATCAACGGCGGAAACAGCACAAATGCCAACGTGCAATTTGTGTATGTTGGGCGCAATAATTCTCATCACAATCATCAAAGTGGATTGTGGGCGAAGGAATCACAAGACGTGATTTTCTCGGAGAACACGGTGCATGACATCATCCGGTCGCACTCGGTCCCGGCAGCGCCGTGCTTCGGTACGCACTATGGCGCAACCCGCACATGGTGGATCTTCAACCATTGCTACGGGACGGAAAGCGGTATCCGATTCAGTGAAGAGACCGGATCAGGAGGAGGCGGCGTGCCGCCTGGGAACATCAATGTTGCCGAGCAGTACGCGATTGGCAACTACTTTCACAACATTCATACTGAGCGCACATTCTTCGATACAACGAGCAATGTTGCGCAAGCGACGATCACAGCCATCGGGAATGGGGCGAGCACGCGGCACTTCGTGAACAATACGATGTACAACATTGACTCAGGGTTCGTACTTGCGTCACATTCTGCTGCTCCTGCCAAGGGAGAGCAAACGTGGATCTTGAAGAACAACATCATCGGTGGGCTGGATATGACGCGAGGCTGGCATATCCGGTTTGCCGATCCGGTCTCGGCTGCGGTTGCGACAATCACCAACACTCTTTTTTCCGATCCGTCTACACGTATCATCTTCTCGAATACAGGGTTGGCTACGGTCTATACCTCAATTGCCGCGTTTCAAGCGGCGTTTCCGGGGAAGTGTGCAGGCTGTCTCTTGGGCAATGCGGGCTTTATTGCCCCAAGTAATGCGCCACGGATTCAGCAACCTGATACGTGCCTCAGTGATGAAACTGGATTTACCCAAATGCTGTACAACCCGGCAGCGGGCTGCATCACGTTTAGTGATTCCTCACAGCAAAATTACCATATCACGGATACCTCACCCGCCATGAACCATGGGGCGGCCGCCGCAGAGTACGACACCTTTTTTACGCTGTACGGCATTCACATTGACCAAGACTTGGATCATCTCGCACGTACCAGTGGCGGGACCATCGACATCGGCGCCTACGAATTTCAATCCGGGGGAGCAGCACCGCACACATGTCACTAACCGCGAGTTGGAAACATTTCTGGGTGACGCTAGCGCTGCTGCTCGGGGCGCTCGTGGCCATGACCTATGCAGCGGAGGCGGCGACGCGCACCGTGGGGCCAGGCAAGACCTATGCGACGGTCTGTGCGGCACTGGCCGTAGCAGTGAATGGGGACACCATTGCGATTGATAGTGTGGATGGGAGTGGCAATCGGCTGCTCTATAGTGATGACTTCTGTACCTTTACCCAGACCGGCCTCACCATCCAGGGCGTCGGCACCCAGCGCGCGCTGATCCGCCGCACGACCACGCCGCTGCCAGCGAATGGCGCCATGTGGTACGCGAACCCCGCAGGCGCCTCCACCCTGACGATTCAGAACGTGGAGATGGGCGGCGCCCATAACCTCACCCAGGATGCGGCCCCCGTCAAAGGCGTCAACACGTCCTTTACCTTCGATAACGTCTTCATGCGGCATAACGACAATGGCATTAAGGGCATCGACGAACCGCTGGCGGGGGGCAGTCGCCTGTATGATCTGACGATCACGAACAGTGAGATTGCCTATAATGGCGGGCTGACGCAGGGGACCAACTGGGGCACGCCCGTGGCTCACAATATCAGCACCGGGCAGTGTCGGAATTTCCTGATGCGCGGTACCTGGGTGCATGATGCGCGGGGAGGGAACGGGGTCGAGAGCAAGTGCAACACCAGCACGATCGAGTATAACCGCATTGCCGACTTTCCGGCGGGCACCGAGATCTACACCACCGTGGCGCAACCCAATGTGATCTGTACCGGCGAAACGGCAGAGGAGCTCAACTTCCCCTATGGCGGGACGGTCTATCTCAAGGGCAACGTCATCTACCAGTCACAGAGCACGCGCAACTATGCCATCGTCCATTGGCATGGGGCCCTGGCACCCAGTGGGCAGAGCAACTCCGCGGATGAACTCTATGTGACGTACAACACCATTGTCGATGCGCTGGGGACGACCAGTACCGTGGGGATCTGGGCGGAGCTGGTGACCCCGAGTCCGTTTACGATGGTGAACAATGGGCTCGCGGGGTTCGTGTCTGGGTCCGTGGTGTATGCGACCGGGGCGAGCCGGACGACCCAGACGGCCCCAGCGAATAATTTTATCTACAGCACGATTGCGGCCGCGAACTTTAGCGATCCCACGAACCAAAACTATCACCTTGCGGGTTCGACGCTCATCAATGCGGGGACGACGGATCCGGGGAGTGCCCACGGGTACAGTCTCAATCCCACCAGCAACTACTTTCATCCCTCCAATACGACGACGCGGACGACGGTCGGGTCGCGGGACATGGGGGCCTACGAATCGAATGCGACCCTCAATACCGTGATTAGCACTCCGTCTCTCTGGACGCAAAATGGGGTGACGAGTACGACGGTCAGGTGGACTCCCGCACTCGCGGACAAGCCGATTGATAAGTATTGGCTATCGCGTAATGGCGCGCCTCCTATTGAAGTGACGGGACTCTCGTATATCGATACGACGCCGATCTCTTCAGGGACGCTGGTGACGTATGCGGTTGATGCCGAGACGAGTACGGATTGTAGTGATCCGTCCAACACCGAGACGGCGGGCCGGATCTTGCAGGTGAACACCCAGGATCAGACGACGATTGATCCGACGGCGTTAGGGTGGCAGGACCTGGGACGCACCGACATTGCGTCGGCGATCCCAAGCCTGCTGGTGGATATTGTGGATCGGGGCGGGTTTGCGTATGACACGCAGGCCAGTCGGCTGCTCCTCTTCTCCAACAATCAGACCTGGGACAGTAACGCCATCGTCGGGATCACACCGGCTACGTTCCAGACCCGCCTCGTCAATGTCTCGGATACCCATCTGGGGAGTACCGGAGAGATCACGGCGGGCGGGCGGCCCAATGGCCGACAGACGCGCAACGGCGTGGCCTGGCTGCAGAATGTCAATCAACTCTTTGTGAGTGGCGGACGTCGGCTCGAGACCGCCTTTCTCCAAGATACCTGGATCTGGACACCGGGGACGGATAGTTGGAGTCAGAAGTCGCCCAGTGGGACGATCCCGGATGCGAGCACGCACGCGGTCGCCTACGACCCGTCCTCCCATCATGTGTGGGTATACAGCAATGGGTGTGTCGATGAGTACGATCCGAGCGGCGATAGTTTTACCCGGCTCGGCAGTTGTCGGGCCCCGATTGGGCAACGGCCGAGTGTGGCCTGGGATTCTGCCCACCGCCGGCTGTATATCTGCGGCGAACTGGAGTGCGGGTACTTTGACATTAACGACGTCAGCTACGCGAGAATCACCGATTTTGAGTGCGTCCCGCTGATGGTGTCCTTTCCTGGGCTGGCGTTCGACCCGACCAGGAATGTCGTGGTTGGCTGGATTGGAGGCAAGAAGGTCTACACGATTGATCCCGTGACGAACACCTGCAGCACGCAGACGCTCGAGGGGCATCCGGGCTACAGTCCGACCTTTGAAGTCGGCAGCCGGTTTCTGTATGCGCAGGATATGAACGCCTTTCTGGCCGTGACGACGGTCAGCAATGACGCCTTTCTGTTACGGCTGACGACGGCACCGCCCGTGCCGCAGCCGCGTGACTTTTTCAGTTTTAGTGGACAAGGCAGCATAACTGGTAAGGGAGCGATAAGGAGAGCACCGTGAAAATGTTACTCGTGAGCGTCTGTATACTATTGGGACTGAGTGTGGTGGGGGACCGCCGGGTGCGGGCCCAGGATGACGAACAAGCGGTGGCCGAACGACCGCACGCGGCCCCGGTCCAACAGACCCAAGAGCCGCCTGCTCCTGACCCGTCCGCGGCCCCGGACCCGCAGGCCTCCCCGACGACGCAGATCAGTGTGATGTGGGCCCCGGTGACGGGCGCGAGTGGCTACACGATACAGTTCAGCGTTGACAATGGGGCGAGTTGGCTCCCTGGGGGAACCGCGGTCACGTCGCCGGCCAAGATCACGGTGCCCGATGACAAGCTGGTGCTGCTCATGGTGAGTGCGATTGTGAACGGGGTCACGATACCGACCTGTGAGAAGGGCGCGTTCTATAACGGGGCGTGGAAGTACGCGCCGACGGAAGTAGGGATACAATGACACACCGCATACTCGTCCTAAGTCTGCTCCTGCTGTGTCTGACGACCCAGGTCCAGGCGGCAGGCCGCGTCTTTACTGACGGCTTTGAGGATGGCAATACCAACAAATGGATGGACGATGGACGGGGCAAAATTCCTATCGTCACCTCCTCTGTCGACGGCATTGCGGGGCCGCATAGCGGGACGCACATGGCCGGGGCCAACTTTACGGGTAACAATAGTTTCCCCGGACTCGTACTGAATACCGACGTCCTCTATAACAACGAGTTATTTCTTCGTATGTGGGAGCGGCCCGATGGGGATATTCACCAGGGAGACGAGGGCTCTGGATGCTCCTTCAAACTGCTGCGGTTCTTTTTTGCAGAGGGCACGACTTATCACGACTACTATACGGTGGCCGGGCATCCAATGGAGTCGTTTACCTCAGCCGGGAACGCCTGGACCAATTCACAGTTCCCTACCTACTGGGGCGGTGCAGCGGGAGATCATACCAATAATAAGAGTAGCTGGCATAAGGTGGAGATGTACGTCAACCAATCAGCGGGCATCTTCCGCGTCTGGCATGACGGGGTCATGGTCCAAAACAATACGGGCTACGACTTCCACGGGGTGAAATGGACGCCGTTCTACATCCAGTCTAACGGCGATAACTGCGGCATTCCCAACAATCACTGGTACCTGGATGACTTTGAAGTGTATTCGGATACGGGCAGTGGCGCGACCGGATTGATGTCGGATGCCTCGATTCAACAACCCAGCGGTCCGGATACCACCCCCCCCACGGTGAGCAGTGTGACGCCGACGAACGGCGCGACGGGCATTGCGCTGACGACCGACGTCACCGCGACGATGAGTGAGGATCTGAATGCGGCCACGGTCACGACCAGCACGGTCGAGCTGCGCAACCCGAGCAATACGTTGATCACGGCGACCGTCAGTGAATCCGCACCCGGCGTGATTACGCTCCACCCGACGACGTCCCTCGTGCCGAGCACGGTCTATACCGCCAAGGTGATCGGCGGGGGCAGTGGCGTCAAAGACGTGGCCGGCAATGCGTTGGCGAGCACCTTCACCTGGACCTTTACGACGGTGGCCCCCGACACGACCCCGCCCACCGTGAGTGGGGTGAGTCCGGCCAACAGTGCGACGAACATCTCGACCACTATTGCGCCGACGATCACGTTTAGTGAGCCCATGGACCCGGCGACCATCTCGACCAGTACGATCGACCTCAAGAGTTCGCCGGGGGCGGTCCTGGTCGCGAGTACGGTGAGCTATAACGCGACGACGCGGGTCGCCACCCTCACGCCCAATGTCCCGCTGGCGATCAGTACCAGCTACACGCTACGCGCGATCGGGGGCGGGAGTGGGGTGAAGGACGTGGCCGGCAACGCGCTGGCCAGTACCCAAAGTGCCAGCTTTACGACCACCAGCAGCACCAGTGACACGACGCTGGGGCTGACGACCATCGGCACCAAGATGGACGATGGCGACTCCAACTACATGAACGGCTCCAAGATCGTGACGGTGACGGGAGGGACCGTCGCCAGCATGTCGGTGTATGTGGGAGCCATTGATGCCACGACGGCGAACCGCTCCTATCAATTCGGCATTTACACCAACAATGCGAGTACCAACAAACCCGATACCCTGGTCGCCAGTACCACCAGTGGCACGCTGACGGCCAACAGTTGGAACACGCTGCCGATCACGGCGACGCTCAATCCGGCCACGACCTACTGGCTGCTGTATAACACCAATGGGCTCAGTAGTGCGGTCAACAACATGGCCTACAACACCACCAGTGCAGGCCAGGGTGTGTATAGCACGGGGAACATGACGTTTGGCACCTGGCCCGGGACGTTCCCTGCGTCGACCCTGACCACGACGACCTACTCCCTGTATGTGACCTTTGCGCCGCCGCCACCCACGACCTTTGCCCTCACAGTGGTCAAGGCCGGGACTGGTGGGGGGACAGTGACCAGCAGCCCAGGCGGAATCAGTTGCGGATCCGACTGCACGGAAAGTTATAGTGGCAATACGGTGGTGACCCTGACGCCGACCCCGGACGGGAGCAGCACCTTCATTGGCTGGAGTGGCGATGCCGATTGTACCGACGGCACCGTGACGATGGACGCGATCAAAAACTGCAATGCCACGTTCAACAGCTTGCCGCCGAGTACCTTTAACCTCACCATCAGTAAGGCGGGCACCGGCACCGGCACGGTCACGGGCACGGGGATTGCCTGTGGCACTGACTGTACCGAGACCTATCCCACGGGCACCGTGGTCGAGCTCAGTAGTACGGCGGACGCGACCAGTACCTTCACCGGGTACACGGGGACGGGATGTACGACGGGATCGATAACGATGGACAGTAGCAAGGCGTGTGTGGCGACCTTTGTCCTCAAGCCCCCACCGATTGTGAATAACGGACCCGTCTGTATTCGGGTCCAGTAGCAAGGAGAACAGTATGGCGGAAGCGAATGTAACCATTAGTTCCGGAAAACGGAGGACGTGGACCCTCACGTATAACGGCCTGATCGACACCAGTCGCGAGACGCAGATCACGATGGTGCCCCCGGGCTTTGCCCGCTGCCAGGCACAGGAGTTTGACCCGGCCACGTTCAAGCAACCCATTCTGGTCGAACATAACGGCAACGTGGGGGATGTGACGATTACGGTGGTGAACGATGGCGATCCCAGCAGTGCCGACCGGGCGATTTCGATTGCCCGCACGTTTACGATGCTCAACGTCGAGGGCGCGACGGGAGTCACCGATGAGGTCTCCGAGGAAGAAGATATACCGCAGGTCAACCCGCTCGGGCGCCGCCGTCCGTAAGCCGAGACACACAGAAGGGAAGAACACCATGACACTGGACGACGCCCTCAGCGGGGTGGATGCGATCCGCCCGGAGATCGAGGCGTATCGGACCAAGGCGATCAATATCAAAACGGGGGCCGAGAACGAGAGCCGCTACAATCCGAGTGCGCCGTCCAGTTCCCCCCTGACCGAGCAGGTCAAGACGGCGGGGCAATGTGTGGCCAAAGCGGATGCGGCGCTCAAGGCGATCGACGGGATTCACAAAGCGTTTGCCGAGCTGGCGGCCACCGGGTACGACCAGATCCCGATGACGATCGTTACGGCAGAAGCGATGACGGATTTGACGACCGACAAAGCCCAGATCGATCTGGCGCTCGCCCACATGCAGGTGGAGGGCGCGACGGCGATTGTCGCGGAGGAGATTAGCGACGAGGAGCCGATTGGCCGCTAAGGCGGAGGAGGCGCGATGTCCCCACTCACGGTGCTGCTCATCTTGTTGTTGGTGGTCATGCTGATCGGCGGGCTGCCGCCGCTGGGACTGCACCACTATGGCCCGTGGCCCTCGGGGGCGGTGGGGGTCTTGCTGATCATCGTGATCGTGATGCTGATTACGGGGCGGCTATGACCCTCCTCCTCTGCGTCCTGCTGGGCGTCTCGGCGTGTGCCTATCGGCATTCCCGCGGGCCCATGTGCGGCGGGACCGGGGACGTGACGTTGTATTCACTGGCCGTATTGGAGAAGCCGACCGTGCATATCAAGTGTCCCAATGGCGTTGACGTGACCTTCTCCTCACAGAGCGATGCGACCGAGATTGCGCAGGCCCTGAAGGCGCTCAAGAAGAAAGCGGCAGGTGACGAATGAGCCTCTTTACCTACATCGATGCGAAGACCGCACTGGCGGCGCGCCTGGGCCATCGCAGTGATATTACCGATGCGCAGCTGCAGAAGTATCTCGATCAAGCGCAATTCATCTTCGCGACCAATGTGCTGGGGTGTGAAGGGTTTGATCGGGTGAGCAGCCCGTGTCCGCTCGTCCTGGGGCAATCCAGCTACAGCATGAGTGGCAACTGGGGCGAGCAGATGCCCAAGTTCTGGGCCATCTCCCACGTCCGCAACGACACCGATGGCTTCTATATGCGCCGGGGCGAGTTCGAGACCTATCTCTCCTATCATGTGGTGCCCGACGGCGTGCCGACCATGTGGATCCGCAATGGCTATCAGTTCTTCATCTTCCAGGCGCCCAGCAAAGCGACCACGCTGACCTTCTACTACCGGGCGCAACCCGATCCCGGCGTCTATCAAGTGGGCGATGACTGGTTTGACGGCCTGGTCCAACTCGCGCAGTACTATGCGCTGGCCGAGATCGGCAAAGGCGCCGCCCGCCAAGACGTGAAAGCGGGTCTGCCCGGCCCGATCCAGGTGGCCCTCACCTCCCCGCTCTCTCCCATGATGTGGGAGTCGGTCCATGACTCCCAACAGGGTGTCTACCCAGGGAGGTTCTGATGCATAGACGAGGACTGCTCGCCGCCGCACGACGATCGCCTTGGGGTATGTGCTCCAGTTGCGGACTTGATTTCCCTGTGGCGAAGCTCCGGTACGTGCAACGCTTTGGCCGCTGGCAGTGTCCGGAGTGTGACGATAGCAACACGCCGCCCGAGCAGCCACGGATGCCGAACCACCCCTATGAAGCGGTGCGCACGACCAGTGCACCGCCGGTCGATGAGTATAAGGGGTAGCCATGCTCACGGAATACAAGGGTATCGTCAACGAACGCGTATTCATGTTCAACCAGCCGCAGATGGCGCAGGTCATCCTCGGCCCCTTGGATACGGTGGTCGACGGCAACGCCTTCTCCCTCACGGTGAATGATCGGACGGTGACGTTTGAGTTCGACACCACGGGCACGGTGACGACGGGCCGCACCCGCATCACGATTGGGGCAACCGCGGCGGATACGGCGGCGCTGGTGCAGATCGCGGTCGAGTTTCAATTCAAGGATCTCATTCGCTTTGCGCTGGAAGACCCCTATCTCTTTCTGATCAGCAACAACCGGGCGACGGACTTTAGCGGGCTCAGTGTGAGTGGTGTCGGACTCACCAATCTGATGCCGCAGCGGTCGTCGCGCCCGATGGGGGGGGCGTTTCTGGTCCGTCCGATCAAGGCCATCGACGTCACCCGCGGTGTCATCAGTATCTACACGGCGATCGATAACATCCTCTTTGCGCATCCGCTCATCCGAGTCTCGACGACCAACATGGGGATCGTGCTGTGGAATGGGACGATTGCCATCGATGGTGAGCTGGTCCAGCTCTTCCAAGGCAGCACGCCGTATGCGGCGAACAACGTCGTCCAGCTGATCGTCGTGGGCGACAAGAGCGAGGACACATGAGCCGACGCCGGATCTCCCCGCTGCCGCTCAAAGGGATCGATGCGCGGTCCAGCTTTGGGGTGAGCCAGGACACGCTGGCCTATGCCGAGCAGGTGCGCGGGCGCACCAACGCGATCACGCATGTCTCCAACCATCAGCTCTACACCACCTCCGCCAGTGGGACGGGGGCGGAACGGGCGCGCAATCTGGTGCAGTTTTTCAAATCGCCGCCCGGTGGGACCAGCGAGAACGTGCTGATGGTGTTCACCAACAACGGGGTGTACAAGCTGCTGAGCCGCGGCCCGGACGTGTGGAGTGTGATCGAGACGGGGCTGGCGCTGCCCGCGATTGCCGTCCCGGGGGGCACGACCTATCAACGGTTTGCCATTGCCAATAGCGCGCATCAACTCGTGTGGACCAGTGCCTCGGGGTCGCTGCGCGTCCGGGTGTTTGATGGCAATGCGGTGACTCCGATTGCCCAGGCCTACTCCAGCGACCATCTCATCGCCTTCAATCACCGCATCCTGATTGCGGCGACGATCGAGTCCGGTGTGTTCAATGGGGCACGGATCCGCTGGTGTGCGAACCGTAACTTCAACGATTGGACCGGGCTCAGTTCCGGCTTTCTCGAGGTGGGCTCGAACCTCAGCTCTGGGGTCATTCGGGCGATGGTGAACTATGACGAGCAAGCCCTGGTCAGCCTCGAGAACGAACTCATTGAGATCGTGCCGACGGGCTCGCTGTTCCCGGTCTTTGAGGAAGGCACCCATCACATTGGCATGAGCATCGCGGGGCCGCACACCTGGCAGGTGCATAACCATGTGGCCTTTTTCCTGGGCCCCGACAGCGTCTATGCCTGGGACCGCAGTAAGTTCATCCCGATTGGGCGGCCGATCGAACCGCTGCTGCGTCAGTTCCTCGATCCGATCCGGGTCCAGACCATGCAAGGCATGGTGCTGCAAGCCCGCGGGGAGTATCACCTGCTGATCAATGAAGGAACGCTGACGGGCACGGCCACGGGGCGCGTGTTCATCTACGACATCGAGAGCGATCGGTGGTTCCACGATTTCGGCTTGGACCTGAGCGCGATCGGCAAGATCACGACGACGTATCAGCCCGGAGGCTACGTGACGCCGCTGCCCAACATCTCCCCCGAGTTTGTCCTGGCGTCGGATGCGTTTGATCGGGTCGGGTTCGAGGAGCATACGACCACCACCCCCGTGGGCCTGGCGGAAACGCAGGATTTCTTTGCGTTGGATGGCAACCAGCAACCGAGCATCAACGCCAAGAATGATTTCCTCGCGCTCTACTTTCAGACCCTGCCCAATGCGGTGGTCAACGTCGGCTACAGCATCGATGGCGGGGCCACCTTTGTCGGGGGGCTGGTGACGTCCAATAGCGAAGGCTATTGCAACTTTACGCGCCGGGTGGGGTTTAGCAAGATTCGCTTTCGCTTTGTCGGCGTCAACAATTACCTCCATATTACCGGCCCTTTGGAGATGGAATACGACGGCGCAGGAGACACCTACTAGTCCAAGGAGGACTACACGTCATGCTCCGCTTTCTCACCGTTCCCAAAGACAGTCCCGAGGCCAACATCTTGTTCACCGAGTTCACGGATCATGACGGGCTGCTCGACGCCTTGCGCTGGTCACTGGCCAATGCGCGGGTCATGCTGCAAGCCCACACCAACCGGCGCACCGCCGCCTTCGTCGCGTTCTATGACAACTGGAATGTGGCGATCTGGCCGCGCAAGATCTTTACCCCCGATGAGTACCAGGCGCTCCGCATGATGTTTGGCGATATGCGCCGGATGCTCGGCTACCACATTCTGCGCACCATCATTGGCGAGGACGAAGAGGTGACGATGGCCGCGCTGCTGGCCAGTGGCTGGCAGCAGGATGGGGTCTATCGCAAGATCTCCCGCACGCCGGAGGGGGTCTATCGCGATGGCCTCATCCTGAGTTTTGATGATACCCACCCAGAGAAGGCCCCCGACGAAGGGGCCAAGGAGGACTCCCATGAGCTTCGTGACGGACATGTTCAGCAAGCCCAAGCAGAAACAGACCACCACCCAGAACCTGACGCCGGTGCAAGCCGCGCTCCAGACGATGCTGATCCGCTACATGCTGCAGTCGATGCAGATGAATCAGCAGAACCCGGGGCAATTTGGCCTTTTTAGAGCCGGCACGATGGGGGCGATGCGGCCCGACCTCACCATGCTCCCGCGGGAAGCGAGCGCGATTCCGGGGATCGGGGCGCCGCCCCCGGGCGTCAATCCCATTCTCACCAATCCCGCACTGCTGACCCTGGGCGGGTCAGGAAGGGGGACCGTCTAATGGATCCGATGTTGCTCATGTTTCTGCTCAGTGCGTTTGGTCAGGGGGGCTCCCAGTTCTTGGGCCAGGATATGGGCGCGCCCCAAGGCGGATCAATCCTCGATCAACTGCTGCCCATGCTGCTGGGCATGGGCGGTGGGGTGAATCCCCAGGACCAGTCGATGGGGCAGAGCGGCCAGAGCGCGTCCGATCTGTTCACCTATCTCTTTGGGCCGCAAGCTGGCCAGCAATCGAACGCCTTCTACAACCCACCGGGCGGTGCCGGCGGTCAGAATTTCAACCCGCCCGTCAGTGGGTATCAAGGCGGCGCCAACCCCGGAGGCGGGAACACGGGGACGGGCCAGCCGGGCGGCGGCTATGGCGGCACGATCGAGAGCGGACCAGGGCCTGGGTATTACGCTGCCCCTGGGGGCCCCGGCTACGTGCCCAGTGCCTTCAATGCTATGGGCCGTATGCCCAGCTATGGACAGCTGCCGGCCGGCGTCAGCGCCCCAGACTTTGCCGGGATCAACAGCGGCTTTGGGACGGGCGGTGGTGCGCCGTATCGATACAACCCGTGGACGACGGATCGCTCACAGAACTACCAGACGCCGGCGATGGTCTCGGATTACATGGTGCGCAATCGGATCCAGGCCGACGTCAATCGGCAGATGGGAAGACCGGCAGACAGCCAGCTCTTCTTTGTGGCGGATGCCAACCAGTACGGCAGCATCCCGCAGCAGAACATCCAGGCCTGGGATCTCTATAGTCAGGCGATGAACAACGCGGGGCTGCAAGGACTGCTGGGGCAAGAACCCGCAGCGATTGCTGCAGCACGCGCCCGGCTCGGCATGCCCTCTGCTGGCGGTCCGGCAGCGGGGGGCGTACCCGCCGCCCTGACCCAACAAGGCTTTCCCATGGGCGGCTCGCCCTTTATTGGGGGGGGCAATGCGCCGTCGACGTTCTTCAATCCGGGTGGGTTCGCGGACCCGTATATGGGCCGGCCCGCGCCCGCTCCGTACTTCGGTCCGGGCTTTGCCCCCTCGATTGGCGGGCTGCCCAGCCAGCCGGCGTGGCAGCCTCCGGTCACCGGCCACCCCGGCGCGGTGCCGACCATGGGGGCGCGGACAAATCCCAACGACCCGTACTCGTATAGCAACCCCGGGCCGCACTACCGACTGACCTCATGAGGTGACACGATGGATCCACAACAATTCATGGCCATGCTCCAACACTTCTTGCAGCAACAGTTTCCCGGCTCTGGGATGCTGGCGCAGAACACGCCGTACAGTCTGTTCGATTGGCTGTTTAACCCGAACAGTCCGCACACCGGGACGCCCCCGGGGTATGGCCCGACGATGGGGCAACTATGGACGCCTGGGGATCCGCTGCCCAACTGGAACTTCCCGCCGATGTCCCCGCCACCGCCCCCACAGATGCCTCCGCCTCCCCCGCAACTGCCACCACCACCGCAACCAGCACCCTATGCGGACGTCAACCTGAGCGTGCCGCGATCGGCGTCCTCGCCGATGGACTACACGGGGTTATCTCCGTATCAGAAGCCGTGGGCCGGGATGAGCAATCCCTTGATTCCGCCGCCCCCGATGGGCAAGCCCTCCCTCCCCGCACCGCCCCCGCCGATCTGGAGTGAACAGATCCCTGGCCGTCCGTTTCCTGGCGCGCCTCAACCACCGGCGCCAGGCCCGATCCCCTACGGCAACAGCGGACCCTTCATCCCAGACCCCAACTACAATCCGACCTCGCCGCAGTCCCAGTTGGCGTACTATCTGAAGCAGCGGATCGGGCAGTTGGCGCCCCCAGGCCCGACCGGCGGTGCGTCGGGGCCGTTCATTCCGCCGTCTCCCACTGGTACGCCGGCCCCCCGCCGGCGGATGCCGTCGCCGTACCCCCCGAGTCCGTGGGATGAGCGTATTCCGGGCAGCTACTTTTAGGAGTGACGTATGGCAGAGCATACCTTTACCAAGGCCGACCTCGACTACATCTACCAAACGCTGATCAGTGGCGGCGCGAAGATGAAAGACATCCCGCGGATCCTCAAGAGCCTGCCCGAGTCCTTCACGCTGGCCGATCTCAAGTCCAAGGCGAACCTGAAGGGGTTGAGTAGCACCTCGATGGACTTATGGAACCAGGCGCTCAGCACCATGGATAGTGCCGTGAATGCTGCGCCTCCCCCGACCGCGACCGTCAACACGACGCCGACGACCGGCAACACCGGACCGCAGGGCAATGTCAAACAGACGGACATCGTCGATCAGTACATGGCGCCGACGGGCCCCTCGACCAGTGCGCTCTCCAATCTGTTCCTGGGCAATACGCCCATGCAACAGACGGGACTGCCCCCCTGGATGCAGGGACCGTTTCAGGCCGCGCCCTCGCCGACCGAGAGCTATCTGCAGAACCGACTCATGAACCTGCGGCCTACCCCACCGAGTGGACTGGAGAATCTGATCGGGCGGATGGCAGGACAAGGCCCGCAAGGCCTCACCCCACCCGCCAGTAGCGCGGAGTTGAACCTGGGGCTGCTCGGGCAGAACCCCTATCTGGCGCAGATCGCAGCGGGGAAGATCCCCCAGTCGATGATGGATGCGCTCAATGCGCAGATGAATCTCTCCCGCGCCAACACCATGGAGGCGACCAACATGGGGGGCGCGCTCACCTCGAGCGATCTCGCCGAGGGCTTATCGCGGGCGGAGTCTGATGCGCGCACCAACTTCCTGGCGTCCATGGCCGACAAAGCCAACGCGGCGACAGGCACCCTGGGCAATCTCCTGGGGGCGGGCGGTGGGCTCTACAACCAACGCACGGGGCTAGGCAGTTCGCTCTTCTCCAACTTGTTGGGGACCGGCGTCAGCGCGCAGCAAGGACGGCAGCAGCTCGATCTCAATACGCTGCTCGGGCTGGGCAACCCGCTGCTCTCGACCCAGGCAGGATCGCGCGAGAATGCCCTAGGCCGCTATCTCGGCCTGGGCACGGGCTTGGCTGGGGCGGAAGCTGGGAGAGGCGAGGCGGGCACAGGGCGGGCGTTTACGGACTATCTGCGCAACTCAGGCCTGCCGCCGGAGATGCAAGCGCTCTTGGCGCTGATGGGCATGGGCGGAAGTCAGACCTCGACCGGGACAGCGACTGGGACCCCAGGGCTCGGTGGGGATCTCCTGGGAGCCCTCGGGCAGCTGGGAAGTGCGTTCATGCTCATGCCGTAAGGAGGTGACCAATGCCGATCGAAGGATATTCATTCATTCCTGGTGTGCCGATGCTGCCAGGCCAAGAGCCCCCGGGTCAACCGACCCCCTGGATGCAACCCGGGATGCCGATTGCCCAAGCGGGGATGGGCCAGGGCCCCACCGATCCGACGGCCGCGCTGCTCATGCAGATCCTGAGCCGCCCGATGCCAGGGGTCAGCCCCGGCCTGGCTCGGATGCAAGCCTTCATGGCGATGCAGCAGGCCAACCCCGGACGTGGGCCGTTTACGTCGATCGTCAATCCGATTGTCTCGGCCTTGATGGCCCGCCAGATGGGGCCCCAGCTGCAGCAACAACAGGCGGATGCGGCGATGCAGCAGCGGCTCAAGATGTTCGAGACGGTGTCCAAGATCCAAGAGATGCAGACCAAAGGGCTCTTCACCAAGGCGCAGACCGATAAGCTCTTGAGCGACATGCAGCTCTTCACTCCGCAGGAAGAGCGGACGATGAAGCAGACGCAGACGGGGGTGCTGCCCAATGCGGCGACCAAAGAGCGTGCCGCTGAGTACGCATATAAGTACCCGCTCGAACAGGAGAAGGCGGCGGCCTCTACCTCTCAAGCGGCGACCGCGGCGCAACGCGAGCGCAATCAGACCACGCAATTTGCGGATACCTTGCAGCTCAAACGGGACCAACTCACCGAGACCACACGCGGGCATGATCTGATCGATACCCGCGAGATCGAGAAGGAAAAGCGCGAGGCGGCGCAAGGCGAGAAGCGTCTCAAACTCACCGAGGACCACTACAATGCGTTGGCCACCGAGGGGGCGCAACGGGCGGAGACCAACCTGACCAATACCCAGCTGAACCAGCGCCGGGTGCAGTTGGAAGAGGCGCGGCTCGGGCTTGAGACCGAGCGCACCAACCAAGACATCCTGCGCACGACGTCCCTGATCGATACCCGTAAGCGCCAGATCGCTCGCGATAAGTGGCGCGCGGTCGAGGACATGGCCAAGGACATTCCCGACGCCGATGAACGGACACGGTTCCGGGAAATGAATGCCTCCCATATCTGGGAGGAGATGACCGGCAAACCCCTCCTCGTCCGGCAACGCCAAACTGCGAGTGAGTGGCTCTCCGGGTTCATCCCTGGGACGCCGACGCGGATTCCCTATGGGCCCGTGGGGCCAGGGGAAGCGACCAGTGGGGGACAAGCCTTCATTCGTGGCGGGCCCGCCAGTGGCATTGTGGGTCCGGTCGATCCCTCGGCACGGCCGTTCACGGCCCAGGAGCGCGCGCTGGCGACACCCCGGCCTGGCATCCCGCCGCCGATGATGCAACCGATCCCGCAGCAGTCGGCCCCTGCGGCGAGCCCGACGCCGATCCCTGCGCCGGGGCGAGTCTCTCCCCAGGATCTGATCAATCAACTCCTGGCCCAGTGAGGTGAGGCATGGCAGAGGGACAACCGCTCGATCCATATAGCCTGACGCTGACGCAGAATATCCTGCAGGATATTCAGCCGCAGATTCAGGGAGGGAATACCGCGCTCACCAATGCGCTCACCGCCACCCTGGCACAGTATGACGCGCAGTTGGCGCCCAACGTCACCGAAGGGCTCAAGTACCCCGAGACCTCACCCTCTGCGCTCACCGCGCTCCTGGCCAATACGACGCCCGAGCAGAAGCTGGGCGTGCTCAATAGCCTGGCACCGTACACGACCAGTGCCGACCACTACGCCTTTCGTAATCCCGATGTGGAGTATGACGTCAGTCTCATCAACCCGACCGCGATGCAGGACATGGCGCGCCAGCAGCAGCAGACCCGTGACCTGGCCGCCACCCTGATGCAACGGGGCGAGATCGCGACGGCGGACAGTTTGCGCTACCTTGCGGACCAGGGCATCGAGAACAGTCGCGACGCGCTCAAGGCCACCGAGCAGATGACGGTGGCGCTGCAGCATCTCGACCAGAGC